CAGGATTGACCCGAGTACGGCTGCTTCGGCAGAAAGGTCAGTCAGGTTCGAAGTCGTATGGGTCACCCCCTGCTTCTATCCACTCCTGCGCGGCAGCGAGACGGTCGATCATGGATTCCTTGGGCGGATCTGGATTGCGCTTCGGGGCGCCCGTTCGCGCCTTCATTCGCAACACCAAGTCCGGGAACTTCTCGCGCAGTTTCTTGGCCGAAATCACGTTCACGCGCCAGAATTCGTCTGCCGTCACCCAGTCGATCACGTCGCGAATGAGGCGCTTGTCCGTCACCTTGTCGTTCTCGACCAGCTTCCGAAAGTCATCGGCCCACTTCTGGAGGTCCGCTTTCGCGATGCTGGCGTGATTGAATCCGATGCCCGCCGCCATCTCCTTGATCTTGCCGTGAAAGTATGCCGCCATGCGGTAATAAGTGTTGTCCGTGTCATACGCCTTCGCCGTTTTCTTCTCGCGCTTCTTCGGCGGCACTACTGACTTCTGTGGCTCCCGCTTCTGGCGTTCACGGGGCGATTCGACCCATGATCCGGCATCCTTGTTAAATCGGAGCAGGCGCGGGCGGCCAGCACCACCCGCCACCACTTCCAGCACCTTCCGCTCAATCAGCGCGGACACTTCGCGGTCTACCTGGCTGCGTGCAGCACCAATCGCTTGAGCGAGAAAGGACAGCGAAAACTCCGCCTCTTTCCGCTTGTAGCCATATGTGTAGCGCCAGACGATCAGCAGGATTCTCAGTTGAGTCCCATTGAACCGGTGCTTCGCCGCCTGTTCCAGAATCTCATTCGCTATTCTTGTGTACCCATCCTCAAGCTGGGGCCCGGCCATTCGGCATCACCCGCTTTGTGCCGCTTTCTCCTGTTCGAGTCTGGTTTGAAACAGGTCGGTAAGACGTTCTATCAGAAACGTCAGGTTTCCGCTGCAATCTTGACAGATTGACCGGATTTCGTCCCGAATGTCCGGTTCCTCGACCGTGTATCCGTTGACGAGGGCGGAAAGTATGTCATCAAATTCCATATCCCTTATAATCGAAACTTCTCGCTGATATTCACCTGAATACACATCGTTTGTTAGGTGCCCTTTCAACAAAATAGCCAGGATATTTTTTCGACTGAATCTTTTTCCTAATTTTTCAATCGCCTCCGCCACTTCGCGGGGCAGCGGCACCTTCTTGGCTTCGCGGGCTTCATCAAGTTCGCTTGCAATTCGATTGACTTCTTCAGTCGCTCGATCGGCTGCTGCTACTGCCCGTTTCTTATCCGCTTCCGCTTGTTCAACCCGTCGCATCAACTCCGTCACTTCCTCGCGGCGTTGGAGTAGTTCTTGATGGACGGCGTTATATTCGGATTCGGAATAGAGTTTAATTGCGTGTTCTTTGTCGATGTCGTGCAGACTCCCATCCTGATCGATAATTCTGTAAAACCCGGAATACTCGCAGTAAAGGACGCACAAACCATTAATTCCTAAAGCCTTCCGCAAGTTTTCGTCTATAACGTTAACTAGCACTTAAATCACCTCCATGTGGTAATGCTTTCCGTTCACAAATCCCTTCCGCCTTAACGCCGCTTCCACGGTTGCCAGCGCCAGTTCCGGCATGTTGTTGCTTTTGCTAAGGTGGGTCAGGTAGATGCGTTCCCCGCGCCCCCGGACCAGCTTCGCAAGCGCCTCGGCGGCCTGCTGATTCGACAGGTGCCCGATGTCCGAGAGGATGCGGGCCTTTACCGAATCCGGATAGCTGCTGACCGCCACCAGATCAGGGTCATGATTGGCCTCGATGATGTAGATGTCGCTGTCTTTCATGGCCGCCAGCATATCGCGGTCGATGTGTCCGGTATCGAGGCAGATGGAGACCGTTTCATCGCCTATTACCGTATATCCGAGCGATTCAAAGGCGTCATGATGAGTGCCGAAAGGATGTACGCCGAATTCTCCCATGTCGAACAAAAGCGGTTCATAGATTCCCTGATACTTGTCGACGATGCACTTCAATCCATCATCCACGCCGTGGATATCCTTCCATTCGCCCTCGCTCACATAGACCGGGATGCGGTATTTGTTCGCAAGCGGCAGCCCTTGAACGTGGTCCTTGTGCGCGTGTGTCAGGAAGATGCCAGAGATTTCATCCGGTCTGATACCTACTTCCAGCAGGCGCCGCTCGATTTTGGTTTTGGGTATGCCGGCATCAATCAAGATGGTGGTGGAGCCGGACCGGACGGCGATGCAATTTCCGCCCGACCCGCTCGCCAAAATGTCCACCCTCACGGTTCAAACCCCGCCAGCAGGTCGTCGTCATCTGTCGCTTGCGCCGCCTTCTTGGCGATGTCCAGGTCCATGAGTTTCAGAAGCTTGGTCAGTTCAGCCACGGTCGGAGTTTCGCCTTTGACGACGCCTTTCTCTGCGATGTAGGCGGCTTTGGCGTCTTTACCGGTGATGCCAAGCTCCTTGAACTTGGCGTTCATCTGCTTGCGGAGCTCTTCATATTTGGCGTCGCCGTCTTCCGGTTGTGCCTGCTGCGGCGGTTCCTGTTGCTTCTGCTCGGCTGCTGCCGCGTTTGCTTCTTCGGTAATGTCCCGGCGTTGCGGTTCATAGGCGGGAATGTCTCCACCTACCGGCTGGAAGTCTTGGTCATTCAGGTCGATGCCGAATTGGCCTTTGTACGCCCGTTTGAGCATGTGCTTTTTGAACATGTCCGGGAAGAAACCGCTGTTCCACATGTGAGCGTTGAACCCTTTTTTCATGTGTTCGACTTCTTCCACGTCCATCAGCACCACGAACGGGCGGAAGCCTTCGCGATAGGCGATTGCATAGCCGCCAATGATTCGCCCCCGCGGGAAACCGACTTCGTGTTCAACGATTTGCCATGTGTCGCGCTGTTTGCCATCCGGCCCAATATCGATCACCTTTCGAGCCTTGAAGGTGTCGTTTTCGTGGACGAGTTGCACGTCATGGCCTTGGTAGCCTTCTACCTGACGACCTTTGTAAACATAGCCCTCGGCCTGAATTTGGATCGACAATTTGCCTTTGTATACAACCGGTGTCACATGCCCGTAGAAAGGATTGAGGCCCATGGCGTCCGAAGCACGGACGAAAAAGCGGAATTGTTCAGGAGTCAGGTCGGCACCGAACATTTGATGCATGATTTGCACATCTTCGGCGCTAAAGCTGCCGATCGCTTGGATAGCGGTTTGGTTTTTCGGTTGCAAAGCGTTGCTCATGCTCAAAATCCTCCTTTCGCAGTTTCAAGGCCGCGTTTGACTTGTTTCCGTGCGGTTTCCCAGGCCTTTTCGTAAATTGCATCCGGGTCCTCGCCCGGCTCTACAGTGATCACCGCGCCGGCATCGACTTTCAGCGATTCGTAGTTTCCGAGGTTCTTTGTGTACATGAAGCCGACGGAGATTTCTTTGACTTTGCTCATCGCTTCGGACCCTCCCCGTTGTAGTAGGTCTTGAACGGCTTACCGCCGCGCTTGGCGATCAGCTTGCGCTCCCGGCGACTAAGGAACAGGCCGTAATCGGATTTGATCGCCGAAGAGACGGTTGAAATGCCGAGCGTGCCGGGGATGTACTTTGCTCCTTTCGGTTTAGTCCGCTTGAACAGCCAGCGCCGGAAACGACGAATCATACCTTTCATAGGAATCCCCTCTACCAAAATTTTTTGAGGAAGTGCATGGCGACGACGACGAAAAAGACCCATATGGAAATTGTGGAGACGACGGCGATGACATACGTGATAATGGCGGCGATTCTGGCCCATTTCACTTCGATCAAGCCTCCGTTTCTATTTTGAGGTCTTGCTCCGGCACCGCGCGCCCCGTGATCAGTTGGTCATACACAGCGACGCGCCCGGTATAGCTTTCAATGCCGTCAATGAACACCGGAGTGATGAGCTCGCTTTGCTTGAACAGAACTTCGGCCAGCTCCAGACCTGCCGCGATCTTCTCACCTGCGGACAATACCGCGTAATCTTTTCCGTCCATCTGGATGCTGAAATCCGGTTCCCATTCGTCTGTAGTTTTGATGTGCTTGAACAAGCGGATGCTCAAGGATGTAAACAGGCTTTGCACCTTTTCGGCTTGCAGTTCGGCCTCTTTGGCACGATAGGCCTTGATTGTGTCGAGAATAAAAATTGACTCTTTCAGGCTGGCGAGCGTGGCCGCCTCGTCCGCGCGGGCCTTCTCTACTTCCTGCTCCAGTTGCTGGCGGCGTTCCTTCTCGCGCACGGCGTCGATGATGGCCTGTTTTGCTTCCTGCCAGCGGCGAATTTGGTCGAGCTTCTCGGAAACGTCGATGTATTCGAGTGCGGCCAGTTCGGCTTCAAGTTCTTTCCGCTTCGCCACGATTGCGTCGTACTCGGCCTTGAATTCGGATATCCGGCGCTCTTTGTCCGCCTGTGCTGCCTCAACCGCTTCACCATGCAACGGCTGTTTGCAAACCCGGCATGCGTCGGCGATGGGCTCGGATTGAAGCGTCTGGAACTGCTGCTTCATGCGGTCGCGCTGCTCCAAAAGGGATTTGATGCGGCTTTGCAGGGCGACGATCTTCCGGTTGTTTTCGTCCGCGCCGGCTGTGGACTTCTCGATTTCAGCGATTGCCGCATCGATCTTGGCGATGTCTGCTTGCGCCACCTCAATGTCCACGGCGGGCGTCGAATCCAGTAGCGTGAGTTGCTCCTGCAACGTCTTCGTGCGGCTCTGCGCGGCGATATGCGCCTTTTCGAGCTTCGACTTCTGCCCGCCGGTGCCGCCGTGAATCTTCTGCAAGTCGTCCAGGCTGTGCTTTTTGGTGAGTTCCGCCAGCTTGGCGGCCACTGGTTCCGGCAGATGTTTGAGCACTTCGGACTTCGCGGGCGGCGTCGTGTACCGCAAGATCATTTCCCGCTGCTTTGTCCAATGCAGACCGAAAAAGTATTGCGGGTTGTAAAGGGAGAGAAATTCGTCGCGATTAAACAGGCTGGCGACGGCGGCCTCGTACTCTTTGGCTTTGGTCGGCACGTCGTTGATATAGAAGGCGTTCGTGCCCATATCGATCTCGCGGGCGAATTTGATTTGAACGCCGTCAACGGACAGGAGCAGCGACGCGAACACGCGGTCAAATTCGTAATTGACGGGCGACGGGTTGAACTTGCTACCGAACAAGTCCGTGCCCCAAAACACCCATGCCGGCGCGGTGCCGATGCTGGTTTTGCCTTGGCCGTTGCGGCCGGACAGGCGAGTGACGTTGCCGAATTTGACCGTCCGGCTACGGTGTGACGTGAAATTGATGAGTTCGAGTTCAAGAAAACGGATATGTCGCATGTGCCCCTCCTACAGCCCGAGGCTGATTTTCAGTTTTTCGTTGACTTCCCGCATGATCGACGGCGGCAGTGTCGCAACCGGCCGGATCAACAGGCTTTTGTCGATGGTCCGCAAGTGCTCCAGCATGATCGTCGAATCGCTCCGAAGTCCGCACAAGATGCGCTTGACGAAGACGTGCGTTGTTGTGAATCGCTTTTTGCCGCTCGTGATGGAGGACACAATAACGACCGGACTGTGTTCGTTGCCGGTGTCGTTTTGCACGACGAGAACCGGACGTTTTCCGCGCTGCTCACTGCCGCTCGGACTGCCGAGGTCTGCGATCCAGATTTGGCCACGGCGGGGAAAGATGGTGTTATTCATTCTGGCGTTCACCTTCCATTCGTGGTACAATGACCACAACCTAGTTTGGTTTGGCCGCTCTCGAAGGCGGCTTTTTTATAGGTCTGCGAGTTCTTGTTCGAGGCGGGCGATTTCGTCAGAGATCGCTTTTTCGAGAAATGCTTGAATCTCGTCGATGATTCGTTTGTGGTGAATTCGTTCGTTGTTATATCCCGGATGTAGCGTGAATTTATGGTTGTTTTGTTTGTCTGAAAATTCGATTCGTCCGATTTTCGAGACATGTTCGAGTTTTTCTTTCAACTCATCAATTTTGTTTGCGATTTCTCTCCCCTGTTTCGCCCTCCGCTCCATGTATTCAAGCGTCTTTCTGTCCATGTTCCGTTTCACCCCCTTCCCAGGCTTCTACCGGAATCCGGTAATATTCGGCGTTGTATACGTCCGTGATTTCACCGCGCGAAACGTAGATTCTGCCGTTTTCGATGCGCGTTACCCGGCCGCTCTCGATTGGGATTTTTCCGACAATCACCTGCTACGCTCCTTTCTGATGATGTTTTTCACGATCACCGCATGTTGTAGCGGATTGTGCCACCAAAGACGGGCCAGTTCGGGGAGTGTCATATCATCTTCGCCTCCAATTCGTCGATTTGGCGGCATAAGTCTTGTTCCCATTCCATGTCGCCCGCCATGTAAGCAATAAATGCAAGGTTTTTCAACTCATCGAGCCTTTGTACGATGTTCGCATTGACTTCGAGGCAATGCGTCACCTCGATCTGCTCCGACGTGCTCAGCCATTGATAGCCGCCGAGCCTTCGGGCTTTCATGGTGAGTTCGGCCAATCGGCGGTGGACTGCGTGGATTGCTAGCATATGGATCATCCTTTCGCAAGCAAGAGCCGGAACGTCTCGCGTCCCTTCGGCGTGATGAGTGTCTGAACGCCGGTCTTCTCTCCCCGTCCCCACTCTTTGATCTGGAATAGTTCAGGCACGTATTGGGCATAGGGCTTGAGCTGTTGCTTCTGGTCACGGTATACATATCCGCGGTCCAGCAACCAAGCGATGAAGTCGCGTTCCTTCACTTTCAGTTCTTTCGCCGTGTCTCGGAAGTTGGTCAGCAGATTCCGATCGACCAGCGCATCGAAATAGTCGGCCTTGGGGCGCATTGCTGCGATCTGTTCGTTCTGTTTCCGCACCAGCGCGAGCGTCGACCGGAACATGGAGCGCGTTTCTACGTCAGCGTGCGGCAGATATGTCTCGATGAACAGATCGTCGTTTGCCACGTAGCCGCCGGTTCGGCGAATGGTAGGCAGGACTTCGCTGGTGACCCAGCGCTTGAACTCTTTGGCTTTGGCCTTGATTTCCGTGTTGTTGCCTTGCTTCGCCGCCCCAAACACCAGGCTGTAGAGGCCGGATTCATTGACGAACTTCTTCTGCTGCGTTCTGCCGAGCGAGTCGATGACCTCCCGGTCCGTTAGGTCATCCTCATCAACGTGATTCGGGATTGCGGTATAGGGATTGGAAAACCCCAGTGCCTTCGCTGCTTCCGTCGCTCCGAACCACTCCGTGCCGTTCACTACAACAACCGGCAACTCGCCGAACGTCTGATGATTGAAAATTTGCGGTTTATTCATAGGTCACCATCCTTTCGTCAGATTTTTGATGATGCATCTCAAGCTTTGAATTTCCTCGCGAAGACGGGCGTTTTCTTCCTGTAACCTTCGTAATTCGTTTTCATGGCAAGAATTCGTTTTAACTGGCGCTTCTTCGCGAGCGACATAGCCTGCTGCCTTCATCAACTCGTCAATACTCAATTGCAGTGCTGATGATAAGGCGACTAACGTATCGGCATCGGGTTTTTGGTTTCCATTCTCCAATCTGCAAATGGTCGCTGCGCTAATTCCGGTGGCTTTACTCAATCCGATTTGCCTCCGAAATCCTGCCTTTCTCCTTGCGTCACGGAGAAAATCGCCGAAGTCGTTCAACTTCCTCCCTCCTTCTGTAAACTTTGTGCAACATCGTCAACAAAAAAAATTTCCCTCGGGTCACGGTTGAAGACATTGGCGATCCGGATGCCGATTTCAATTGATGTGCTCGCCCCGTTTTCAATACCGGATATAGTCGCCCTTGAAACGCCGACCCGTTCCGCCAATTCATCTTGGGTCATATCGAACTCTTGGCTTCTTCGCAAATATTTGACGATGTTTTTCATTTTTTCCGATCACCTCGCTTTCCGTTGTACACAGTTTACAGCCGAGCGGAGTCAAAGTAAAGTCTGTGCAACAAACTTTTTTTATGTTACAATTTACTTCTTGTACGTTTTGTTTTACAATGTTCGTTGTGTATAGTTTACAATTTGAAGGAGTGTTTTAAAAAAATGAGTAATGACCTTGGGAATTACTTGAGAAAATTGAGAGGAAAACGATCGCTTCGAGATGTAGCAGAGCGCACCGGATTAAGTCATACATATATAGCGGATGTGGAAAATGGATTTAGGAGAGGGTCGAATAAGCCAATCAAGCCCACTCCGGAGACGTTGAAAAAGCTTTCTGAAGCATATGGAGGCGGTGAGTATACGAATCTTATGGTGTTGGCTGGATATTGGCCGGAGGACGAACTTCTTGAGCCAAAAGATAAGATATTGCAAAATGATAAAAAAGAAAGCCCCTCCGCCTACACAGCGAAAGAGCTTTCAGAAATTCCGATCGAAGAACTTGCGAATCACACACTCACCTATAAGGGGCATGTCCTGTCGGAAGACGAGAAGCGGCAGTTTTTGACGATCCTGAAAGCTGCGGAGGCGATGATCGAGAAGAATCGAGGATCGTGATGCTTTCGAGGTATTCGGTCGCTTTTGTGGTATTGATGCCCTGCGAACGCAACATACTCAGATAAATCTCTAAGTCTATCGTCACAATGTCCGCCCCTTCCTTCTGCCTAGCGTGGTACTTCCAAATATACCACGATTGCCTCTCGGATGGAAGATTTTTTTGCGAACGTTTGTTCTTGTTTTTGAATCTATAATTCCAGAAGTCGCCAGATCGGACGACGCAAACCCGCTACTGACGTTCGGACGGAATTATGACGGAACCGGGGGAGTTTGGTTTAAGAATTAAAATGCAAAAATCCCCGCCCAGCCACACAGCCAGGCGGGGTTTCTTTTCACTGTACCGGCATGCCGGCAGCTTTCCGAACCTCATTCGCCAGTCGGTTGAACTCGTCGCGCGCTTCCTTCAACTCGGTGGCAAACCAAGCGGCCGACAGAAACCGGATGATCTTTTCCGCATCCTTCGGGTCCATCTTCTGTTTCACCCCCTTCGTGTTCCACCAGCCTTCTCCGCCATAGGACTCGTTCAAGTCCACCGGATGGCCCGCAACGATCTGGTCATTTTTGTACTGCCATATATTCGCATGCGGGCTTTTTGCCCCCCGGCTCCAGGCGTACGTCTGCCAGAAATGTCGGCAGACGCCCCGCCTCGCCATCTCGTCCACCACGGCGCAAGAGCCATATACGCCGATCTCGTACCCGGCCGGGCAGACCACAGCCGCCGCCGCGCGAAGGTATGCCTCAATGGCGTCGTAATGGACCGGATGGGCGTCGAAGTCAACGGCGAAATAGATCGCGCTTCCGGCTGGCTGACCGATGAGACGCGCCTCTTGCAACGCCTCTGCGCCGTCCACGCTGCCCGCCGCGGCGCCGCCGACTGGACGGCCCGCGCTGGTCTCGAACACACTGACGATCATCATGCCTGCCGCCGTGATCACTTCGGCCTCTGCCCGCGTCAGGCGTTTCCAAGCGTAGCGCTCCGGGACGAGATAACGGCACGCGAAACGATAGCCGGCAGCGGCCAGCGCGGCGGCGGTCTGGGCTGTCAGCGGGACTGAACAGTCAATTCCCTTCGTTGCCACTGGTATCGTCTCCTTTCTTCGCCCCCGGCGGATTCAGCGCTTTCTCGCTCATGTGTCCGGCCGTGGCCGCAACGAGAAAGCCGTTGGCGAGCGACAACGCATAGATTCTCCAGTCGCCCGGATTCGCCCCGCCACCGAGCTGCGCAACAACCAGCACGACGAACCCGACGATAACAGCGTACAAGGCCGTCGGGAGTCCCGGCACGGCTCTGGCGACGAGTTCTTTCGTATAGAGGACCACCAGATACGTCAACAAAGAAGCGCCCCCCATGGCGGAGAGAGCTTCCCAGGTAAAGAGTTGGCCTTCTTGCATCCTGAATCACTCCCTTGTAATTTTTTGCTTTATGTCCCTGATCTCGGAGATGATCACGTCGTACTTTTCGCTGAATTTGTCCAAGAGCGATTGCAACCGCGTTTCCCTCTCCCGGTTTGTCCGCATCACATAGATGAGCAGCCATACAAAAAGAGCCGCGAATGGCCCTTGCGTGAGGAAATATTTGATGGCTTCTTCCTCCACGTAACCACCCCCAAATGTAAAGGCCCCGCTTATGCGGAGCCCTGAATCAAATCTTGGCGGTCATGCTCGATCATGTAAGCGTCAATGCCGTCCTGCAGATCTGGCCGGCGCGCGATGACGAATGCATAGTCATACGCCCCGTCAATGATCCGCTGTGCCATGTATGCGGCCATCACGCACCACCTCCCAAGATCAGGTCATTACCCCTCCATTAAGGCGTTATGGTGACCGGAGAGCCAATCATGAACGATATATTTAAAATTTGTGCCGTGTATGATGCGTTTGAAGTCTTTGCCCAAAATTCACATGTGTCATTTGATTCGAAGAATAAATCCTCTACGAAAGGAACACCGGTAGGAGGCTGTGTAGTAGTTCTTTCGGTGCCATAAGGGATACCATTTTTATATATTCTTGCGAATACAGGTGTTCCATCAGAACCGGAGGCTAAAGTAAATCTAATACGATAAGTACCAGGGACATTAATCGTAAACGATAAAAGTTTAACATAAACGGTTGAAAGAGTAGTCGCACCATTATAGTAAGAAAACACTTGATTGTTACCGACTGGATTTACCCCAGACGAACCAACTAAACCAAACAGCGAGATACCGTTACGAATATACTTGGATAGAAAATTCGGGTCAGTGATTGTGACATAATCATCGACACCGTCCCGGTACCCTTGGGAAGCTAGAAGCTTGAGAGTTGTCCCTGATACTTTAGAGAACAACGCAGGCGTTTCCCCTGCACGGTTAGGCATTGTTCCTGTGATTTTCTTTCCCTTTGCATACGCGATCCTACCAGAAAGAATATCAGCTGCCGCTGCCGTCGCGTCGTCGGTGTTGATTCCCGCCCCGACATCCAGCCCCATGAGCGACAGCCCGCCAACAGTCCCGAAATTCCGATTCATCGCCGCGTTTCTCATAGTTCCTCCTCAATCCCGAGAACGGTGATCGTGACGTCCGTCCCGGCGTCCTGCTTGGCGCTGAACGTCTCTCCGGAAAGCAGCACGATGCCGGTGTCGGTCAGCAGTGTCGATGCGAACGGGTCAAGCTGGAGCTGCTGGACGAGCGTGTTCGCCGCGGCGGTGCCGTAGGCGTACAGCGTCACCTTGCGCGTGCTGGAACTGGTGTTGGCAATGAAGATTTTGAGCAGCTCCTTGCGCCTCCCGGATTCGCCTGTGACGACGGTAACCGGCGTGGTGTTGAGCGCGGTCTGGCCGAATTTTTTCGGCGTGCGGTCTCCTTGCGCCATTAGAGCATCCCTCCCATGGACAGCGTTCGTTTGAGGTTGATCTGCGCCTGCCGGACCTCGTCGCGCAGCTCCTCCACCGCTGCAGCGTTGTCATTGATCTCCTGGCCCATCTGGTTCATGTCGGAGGGCTGAACCACGTCACCCAATTGCCAGTCTGTTTTCGCCATGTTACGAAGCCTCCTTGATGGTAATCGTCTGCACAAGCAAGGTGTCCGAGGTAACCGGAACGTACACGTCGTTGTAGCTGATCGTCGCCCCCGCGGCGTCCTTCAGCTCGATCGTCGTAATGAGGGACACTTCCGCGGCCGGAACGATGTAGTTCAGCGCCAGCACGTTGTCGGTGACCTCTTTGACTTGGAACGTCGTGATCTCATACGCACCGTTGAGGACGACCTTGGCGACCTTCGTATTCGTGAACTCGGCAACTTCGTGAAGAAATTCAGCCGTTATCACTTCACAATCACCTCCGGACCGACGCTGGCAAAAGGAACGGCGCCGAGCTGCCACGAGCCTAGCCGCGTTTCCCAGGTCAACGTGCGCATCGATACGCGTTCTTCCAGCTCGACTGTGTCGCCCAGAGCCGTGTTCTGCTGGTAGATCAGATTGGCCGGCTTGATCGTCTCGACGGTGAACTGGACTTCCTTGAACACGTTCGCGTTTTCGATGTTGGCCGTCACGTACAAAATGAACTGCTGCACGTCGACCGACACAATCGCCAAACCCGGGCCGACCAGGGAGTCCAGTTGCTGCTGCAGGTAGCGAACAGTGAACGGCGGTTTTGTCGAATACCGGTTGATGAGCCGCTTGCGCCGGAAATCGAGCGACTCCGTCGCCGGGTCCGCCTGAATGCCGAGCATTTGCTCCCGGCGCTTTACGGCGTCAGCGCTGGCAGTCATGACAAATTGATCGTCGAAAAGCCGCTGAACTGCCGCTTCCAGGCTGTCCAGCTCAATGGTCTCGGTCCCGGCCAAGTCGGTAAAGTCTTTGATCTCCCGGTAGTAGTCCGGCAGATAAGGCATGATGCGATCAGACATCGATCGTCACCGTCCCCAGCGCCGGAATCTCTTCCGGCCCCAGCGCAACGTTCGCCGCGCTGCCGTTCAGCGTCGTCCCGGCCACGTCGATGACGCCGGGCACCGCCAAGATGGCGGCCTCGATCAGCGCCACCCGGACGACAAGCTGCGACTGACCAGCCCAGTCTTTCCGGAGGCCAAGCAAGTACGCCCCGATCGCTTCTTCAATCGGCCCTTGCACCTGGCCGACCGTCACGCCGTCCGCCAGCGTCACGGTCGTGATCACGTCGATGGACACCGATTGCACGCCGGCGATCGTCACCTGATGGCCGATCGGCGCTGTTCCGAGTCCCTGCCCGCTGCTGGTCGGCGGATCGATGATGTTCTGCACCTCGTCCACCAGCTGCGCAGACGGCGCGCTCCAGTCGGAAGCGATGATCGTGCACTTGACCGTGCCGCCGCCGTTCCAGACCGGAAACACCTTGACCCCGCCGACGCCGTCTATGGCGCCCACCTTCTGCTTGTAATCGGCCACGTTCCCGCCGAAAGCCGGCCGGCTGATCTCCTCGTAAAACCGCTTCCGCAACGTTTCGTCGTCTTCCTCGTCTTCCCCCGGCACAAGCACCGCGCCGAGCTCCGCCCGGGAGAGTCCCGGGACGTAATTGATCGGCAGCAGCGCGCCGAAATATGAATTTCCGACAGTTCCGGCCGTCTCGCATTCCATGTTGTAGACGCCGGTGCTGATCTTGCTGACGGCGGCGTAGTTCACACCTTCGATCGAAAACCGGCTGCCGAGCGGGATGTCGAGCGGAGCGTCCCCAACGCCGTAAAACCGCCCTTCCCGCTGGGCTTTGGTGGCCGGCCGCCGGACGACCCCGAACTCGGCGGTCCGCCTGCTCAAGTATTCGCCGCTCGCGGTGTCGGCGAATGACAGGTTGTAGTTGATGTCGAGCTCTGCATACAACTGGGCGAGCTCGGCGGCCGCCGGCGCCAAGGCATCATAGATGACCGACCCCGGCCGCTTGTCGATGTCGTCCGGCACCCGGTCCAGCATGCGCTGCAAGATCGCCTCGTAGGTCTGCGCCTCATACACGCGCCGTCACCTCCTGCTCAAAAGATCCAAACGACGACACGACCGTGAACCGAACCGTGGCGGAATCCCCGGCGATGTCGATTTGAAAGTCCTTCACGCTGTCGATCCGATCGTCCTGTGTCAGCGCTTCGGTGATCCGCCGGCGTAGCTCCGATTGAACGAATGCCGGATCCCGGCCGATCAGGCCGTCCAGTTCAATGCCGTAATCCGCGTCGTAGATCAAATGCCGGAACCGCTCGGTCTGCGTTATCTTGGTCACCGCCTGCCGTACCGCATCGAGCCCATCGATCGTTCCCGCCACGCGGCCGCGGGTGAAGTCGAGCGACCACGTGCGAGATGGCTGCACGACCACATCGGTATTCTCCGGGCTGATGCTTCCGCCTGTCGGGATCATGTCTCCACCACCTTGTCCAAAATCAAATATCGCTGCCCGCCCTGAAGCCGGAGCAGCACGACCCGGTCGCCGGCCTGCAGCCCCGGACGAACGACGACAGGCTCCGTCAGCGCATCCCCTGTCGTGCCGTCGCCGTAGGTATGATGGTGCTTCAAGTCAAGTTCGAGCCGCGTCAGCGATTCCGGCACGACCAAAAAATCCGCATCGAGTGTAAACCGTTGGTCCACGTTTACCTCGAGCGGATCCGCACTTGTGACCGTCCCGAACACGACCGCGACCGGATTTGACGCCTCTACGGCGGTCATCGCGGCTTTGCGAATCGCATCCAGCATCTCATATCACCTTCAATGTAATGGACATCGTATGGTCAGCGCCGTCGAACCGGTGGGTCACCTCGTCGACCATCATGCGCTGATTGATACCCAAAGAGTCGACACGAATCGGCAAATACATCCCCGCGCGAACCCGGATATCTCCGACAGCACTCAGTTTCAGCGCGCGCTGCTCTCGGTTCTTAAGCGTGGCGAGCTGCGTGAGCCGCTCGTTGATTTGCGCGGCGTTCATGTTCTCGTCCACGCTCTCGTAATACTGCAGTACGCCCCACCGGGCGATGTTGGCGCTGTCGCGGGCCTCGTAAACGTCGCGCTTGCCGGTCTTTTGATTGTCCCGATACAGCTTGATCTGGTTGTACGTGTCACTGTCGATGTCCGCGCTGTAATCGAACCCCGTCATCAGGCTTTCGTCGCCGATGTAGAAATCCGCTTGGAAGGCGCTGACACGGCGGAGCGACAAGGCGCCGAAGTCATCGAAGAAGACGAAGAACTGGTTGGCGTTGTAGAGCGTCAGTGTGTTGGCCTTCTCGATGATATCGAGCAGTGTCTGGCCGTCCTCGATCATCAACGGGATTTTGTACCCGGTACTGTCGATGCGTCCGACTTTCAGCTGAAAATCCTTGGCAATCTGCTTGATAATGTCGCCGGTCTCTACGTTTTTGAACTTGTAGGTGTCCTTGTTCAACAGGTACCGGACCTGGTCATAGGCGGTTACGCTGATCTCGCGCTCTTGGTTGCTTCCGATCTTGAAAACGTAGCCGTAGAAGACATTGACGTCATCCTTCCGAACCCTCACAACGTCGCCGTTGTTCACCGTAAACATCGGATCCTGATAAATGCCGTTGTTCACCAGCGTAAATTCCAGCGACGCCGGCTTGCCGATGCGGGTCGTCGTCCAGGTCACGTTCTCAACGATTTGTGAGACGTCCCAGACGCGGCCGTTTTTGTTGTCGATCAGGACTTCAAGCAATGGCGCCGCCCCCAGCCGCCGGAAGCTTCAATTTCATGCCGACCGGCAGTTTTTTCAGCTGCGCATCGCTCAGGCCGTTGAGTTTTTGAATCTCGCGCCACCGGGAACCGTCGCCGAGCGCCTTCTGCGCCACGGCCCAAAGCGTGTCCCCCGCGGCGAGCGTATACGTCTTGGGCGGCACGCGATCGTCCGCGCGCTTCGGCGGCGCCTTGGAAATCCGGACAGCCCCTCCGGACGGCGAAGCCGCCGGCTGCACACGCTGCGCGGCGTAAAACCGATACTCTTTCAGCTTCAGCGAAAACTCGATGTCGCCGGGCGCTCCGGCTTTTTCCTTCCATTCGAACGATTCGATGCTGGCTGGGGTGTTGACTTCCATCGTGGCTGTCACCGCTGTAAGCCGGATCGGGCGTTTCGTCTCCCACCAACGCATGATGTAGTCGATGTATTGGCGGGGCTCCAGCAACTCCGCCGCAGTGACATAAGGATACCGCTGCGCCGGGAAAATGCTCTCGATCGTGTACTCGGCGAGTTCGCGGTCCTTGATCACGTTGATTTTCCCCATCCCGACCACGTCATGCCCGGAACCGTCCCCGCCGACGGACGCGCCGATTTCGCCGGGGAGGACCGGCAGATCGAAGCCTTCCTCCTGGTTGTTCCAGCTCAGCCAGACGCCGTAACTCATCCTCCGTACACCCCCCGGGCGGACGACACGATTTCTTCATTCAACCGGTCCCGAATGTTGGCGATGATCTCGTCCACCGAACGGCCGTCTTGCCGGACGTGCGTGTCCCCGAAGGTGAGCTGCGGCTGCAGCGTCACGAAATTCTGGATGTTCTTCATCTCGGCCAGCTCGCGCAGCATCTGAAGGTCTTCGCTGGATATGTCGACCTTGTCCCGGATTTTGCCGACCTCGTTGACTTTGTTGATGTTGGGTGCACCTGTTGGAGAAAAAAGTGATGTTCCGCTGAACACCTTCGATTGGCTCTGTTGCTTCGCTTCCTGTTCAGCTCGTTTAGTGGCCCGGGAATCTAGAAAATCAATTACCTTCTGTTCGCGCGCAGCCGCCTTTTGCTCCGCGTTCATCTGCATTTTGGCCACTCTCTCCGCCCCTGCCTGCTTAATGGCCTCAGCTTCGGCCGCGGCTTTTGCTGAAAATTCGACATGTCCAATCATCTCAAAGCTGGTGCCGAGGAATTGATTCGACTGTTTTAAAATCCAGTTAATCGAATTGATTATGCCATTTGCTAGATTATCAAAAGCTTTCAAGGACTGAACTTTCATCCATTCGAAGTTGTCAATAATTCCGTTTCCCACCTTTTGGAAGAAGATGGGGACCTGATCGAAAAAGTTCAATATTTCGTTCCAGGCTCGCATAAGTCCAGCCGCGAACTGGTCATTGGTTCGCCAGAGACGAACGAGATAAACAATTAGCCCGACGATTAGCGTCGCGATCAGAACAAACGGATTGGCATTCATCACAGCGTTTAATATCCCTTGTGCAATTGCGGCCCCTTTGATTGCAATTATTAAGGCGCCGATAGTTGCCGCAATTCCCATTATAATCGGCCCAATCGTCGACCAATTACCTGAGAAGAAACTATATATCCTTTCAGCCCATTCAGCCAATTGAACTAGCCAGCTTACGGCTATCGCAACTGCATTTGCTAGCCCGGTAAAAAACCGTTGCCCTGCATCGCTCTGCATAAATGCCGTTAAATGCAGGACTTGTTCAGTAATTTTCTGCAGCGGGCCGTTTGCCTGGCCTAACGTGGAAAACCAATTCCGAAATGTATTTTTCAGTATGGTCATCGACTGCCCGAAGGTTATCGGCATCTGGTTAAACATTTTATCGATCTGCTGGCTTTGGTTTTCGAACGCTTTGACGATTTTATCGGCCGTCAGCTTTCCGTCGGCCCCCATCTGTTTTAATTGCCCTCGGGCAACGCCTAGTCCATCTGCCAAAATTCTCATGAGGGCAGGCGCCGCCTCGCTCAAGGATCGCAATTCATCCCCTTGGAGCACACCGCTGCCGAGCGCTTGCGACATCTGAAGAATGGCATTCTCCGCTTCCCATGCCGACGTTCCGCTGAGCACCAGCGTCTTATTAAACTGCTCAGCGAACCTCAGCATTTGATCGTCGTTCTTAAAGACGCCCTGCGTACCGGCCCCGATCTTTGTGATCAGGTCGGCAGTAGCGGTGTAGCTCGCTCGCGTCTTATTGGCGACATCCAAGACTTGTTGCTGAAATTTTTCCTGGGACCTTAATCCATCGTTTACAAGAGAGAGTCGCGCGTTGGTTGCGGTCAACTCATCCGACATGCGCATTACACTCTGAATGGCGTCCCAGCCTTTTCGAACTAATTCTAGCCCTTGATTCAGCGCGATAACGGCAAATCCTGCGGAGTGGATTGCGGATTCCGCATCTCTAACAGACCGATTAAATTTATCTTGTGTTTGCTTCGATTGGTTAATTTGTCTGTTAATTTCAATCTCAGCTTGAGCGATGCGCTGTTGAGCTGCTATTAATGTCCTGTCAACATTAACATTCTGATTTGTAGCGTTCTGCATCTGTCGCATCGTGGAGATCATAATATTCATACTCTGCGTGATGTTTTTGATAGGCCCAGTCATAGAGTCAAATATTTTAAGTGTCGAGGATACCGTTGCCATTGCGCCACCTTCTTCGCTCAAATAAATAAGCATCCGCAAAGGGATGCAAAAAATTTATTATATTTTAGCGAGAAGCTCTTTCTTCTTCTCGTTAAATTCATCCTCAGTTAAATGTCCGTTTTCCTTTAGTTTTGCCAATTTCTCTATTTCATCAGCGACAGATACATGTACCGGAGCAGTTAATGGCTTCGATTTTCTCCGCTCGATTTCATCCTTCAATTTTTCAAACGCTTCGTTTGATTTACTCGTAAATACAACGGCGTTTTCATCATTTACCGCTTCTTTAAGATTTCCTTGCTTTTCTACTGCTCCACCAAAACAGAACTTGATAAATCCATTTCCAGTAAAAAATGAAGCCCGTTTAAATTGTACTGATGTAATTGCGTTGATCGGAATCGTCTTATCACCGGAAAACCCTTTAGATACAACAGCTAAAAAACCTTTTCGTTTGATTATTACAGAGGAATCAGTTAGCTCGATCTGGCCATTTAGTCCTGTTACAAACATAAACGACTACCTCCCGACGAATATATTTAGTCATATTTTACCATCAACTACGCCGGGAGGGCTATTTCCGTTTCAATTTGTCCGCTTCTTTCTTCTCTGCCTCAATGCGAATATCGATTGCTGCCATAATAAAAGCCTTCTCCTCCCGCGGCAAATTTACAAACTGCCCCGGGAGGATATGCAGCTTATGGAGGGCGTAGTAGGCGTAGTTGGCTTCGCCGTCGCCCTCCAGGATCAGTTTTTTGCTTCTTCGACCAGGTCGTTCATGTCGACGTCGAAGCCGCTCAGCTTCTGGATTTGATTGGCCAGCTCGGCCATCTCGCCGGCGAGCAACACTTTGTTCAGATACTCCTCCGGCGTGGTGCATCCGAGCTTCTTGATGCTCTCGGCATCTTTGAAGTTCGGATCCAGTGTATGCTCGATCACAACCGCGGTGTTGAATCCGGCGGCATCGAATTCAACTTTCCGGCCTTTACCGACTCGCGTGAATCGCTTCCGCAGGTCGTCGAAGGTCTTATTCGTCATCGCCTTGATCTTGAATTTCAAAGGCTTGCCGTCCTTGTCACGGAAGCGGGCCGATACGACGACCTCATCGGTCAAGTTGTCGACAGGGTTGGCGTTGAGGAAATCCTGCAAAGTGCTCATTTATCATACCTCCAAGGTTATCAGGCGCCCAATAAATCAGGCGCCCGTGATTTGATTGAATTGATCCAGCAAATCGTAATCGCTGAACGTGAACGGCATTTCTTCGTCAAGCATGTCATCGCTCGTAATATCGAATTTCGCGGCGATAACGCTGTCCAGGTTGCAGCCGATGAGCCGGGCCGTTTGCTTGCCCGTCCCCGAAGTCGGGTCCTCGTTGATGATCTGCAGGTCGAACCAGAAGTCTTTCCCGGTTTTGACGAAATCGCGCATGAGCTGCCGGAACACCGACGTCACGTAATAGATCGTCAGCGTTCCGCTGCCTTTCCATCCGGCCGAGCGGGACGCAGTATTCGTCCGGCCCAGGATCGGCACGTCGACCTTGTTTTTCTCGATCGTCGCCTCGATGGATTTCGCGTAGAAGAGCTCTTCGACCTGGCCGTTGATCGTCGCATAGGCTCTTGCCATTTTGCCGCTGATTGCGTCACCTTCGCGGAAAAACATTCGCTTTCACCCCTTACCGGACCGTGACGGTCATATAAATTTTCTCGATCGAATCGACCGGCTGCAGCCAGACGTTGACGACGACGGTGTCCGTTTCGATGCCTGGCAGCACTTCGAGATCGGATTGCGCATCGAAGTTTTGGACGGCCCCCATGTTTTGATACTGGCCGATGATGTTGATACATTCGGCCTTGAACAGGTTCCGTCCGTCCGCGTTGTTGCTGACTTTGCCGATGTAGGACGCGCTGAACACCCGCAGGAAATCGTTGCCCAGGCCGTCCAGGACGCGAATCACACGATTTTTGGAAAACGGCTGCCCCTTGGTGGGTGTGAAGCTGTGCAACGTATTGATGTCCTTCTCGACGACAGCCACCCCGTTCATGGGCGTGAAGAGGAATTCGCCGGCTTGCAGCGCCGCGATAATCTGGCTGTTGGTGTACTTCGGCGCGACGTCCACCGCGTCGTCGTAAGCGACATACGTCAGCGACTGGTTGGCGGCTGCCCCGGCCGTCGCTCCGGCCACCCAGGCCACCGCTTGCGCCGCGGTGAGCGTCGTCCCGTCCGAGAGCACGACGCCATTTTTGACGCTGATCACGCCCTCGTAGTCGGCCGTCGGGTAGTTTTCGACGACAACCTGGATGCGCTTACCCTCGTCATCCCGGAGCCGCTTTGCAAAGGAGACGAAGACGCCCTTGGTAGTTGCATCCGTCGCCGTCAAGCCGATCGTGTTGAAATCGTAGACCTCGATCGCGGACAGGTAGTCCAGATAGTCCTGCGCGGACGGCGTGCCGTCTGCCCCGCCCGTCAGGGGCGTTCCCGCGGTCGCTGTCGGCGCTCCGGTGCCGGACCAGGTGACCCAGTCGTTCGGTTTCAACTCCTCGATCGTGGAAACCGTTTGGGTATCGATCACGGCACCGTCGACGAGCGTCTCCACATCAAACTTAGACGTGTCGTCAATGTTGGTCTGGACCCGGATGCTGATGTCGTTGCCCCGGACGCCGCCATACTTCGCCGTCACGGTCAGATCGCCGATCGTTGCCGTTGCCGGCGTACCAGTATTCAGCCGGTACAGCAGCAGCGTCCGGGCCCGTTTCAGCGCCTCCCGCACGAGCAGCAGCTGCGGCGCCGTGATCGGATAGCCGAGCGTATCGAACGTGTCCGCGCCGGCTTCGACCGCGATCACTTGCTTGGCCGGGCCCCAAGAAAGCGCCAGCGGCAAGCTCACGATACCACGTTCCCCGAGCGTGCCGGTCGCATTGGCCTCCCCGACAAAGTTGATATAGACGCCGGGCCGGACCTTGTTCTGGCTAGTCCACGTTCCTCCAGGCATTTTAAATCACCGTCCTTTTGGAATAGTCGCCGATCAGTTTCTGGACCTGATCGAGCGTATAGCTTTCACCGTCCTGAAGCAGCACGCGGAGCGCGTCTTTCTGGACCGGCGAAAAATTGTAGGAGCGAAGGATTTGCTCCTTGGAAAAGCTCGGGGCGGATTTTTTCTCGCTCATAGCCTAATCTCCTCCTTGACTTGGAGTGTTTGCATGTCGGGAGCCGGGTCCGGCTGCTCCCAGACGTGGAAATTGTATTCGACGAAGAAGTGCAGAACCTCGTCGATGACTTGGAACCGTATGCCGGTCCCGCGCACCGGGCGGCCGGCGACAACGATCTGCTGCAGGGCAGCAGTGAGTTGCTCGGCCATGTCATACATATTGGCGTTGGAGCGGTCCGGCGCGAAATAGTGGATGTCGAACGGATGGTACCGATAGAAACGCCGGCCGAGCTCCTGCGTGTGCTCCGGCTCCAGCAGGCGAACGAAAAAGCAGGGCGGTGTCAGGCCCTGCTTGATCTCTTCGCCCACGATCGGAATGTCCGGGAACGCGGCGTCGAGCGCGGCATGCACTGCATATCGGACATCGTTGATGGTCACCTGCACTTGCATCACCCCAAATATTTTCTCAGGAAAGCCTCCTGTTTTCGTTTCAGAAAAGCCGGCAGTTCGCGCTGCAATTCCTGTTCCGAGATCGTCAACATGAAGCTGCCCTCGACCCAGCCTTTGTGGTCGCGCGTGCGATGGCCATATTCTCTGTATAGCGCATATTCTGTCGGGTTTATGACCTCGACTTGCCAGCCTCCAGGAATCCGATGCACTCGCCCCACGGCCCAGTTGCGGCGCAACTCACCGGTATCGACCGGCGTCCGAGGCACCACTTTCGCGAGCAGGCGCATCGCCAATTCCCGCACGCACTCTTCAATGAATGCAGGCAGCGCCTTCTCCAGCGCCTCAAGGTTCTTGGCGAATCGCTTCAGTTCATCGAAGTCAAAGTGCCCCCAGCGCGGCATCACGCCCACTCCTTGCGCTGGAGGCTGACCTCCTGATGGGTCGAATACGGAAACGGCTCCCCAGCCGTGTACCGTCGTGTCACGTTGCCCCGGGTGACTTCAAGCAGATCCCCTTGCCGGATCTCCAATTCCGGCGCGATGAACAACTTTGTCTCGTAGGCGATGTTGTTCTGCGCCTCGGTCTGCTTGTTCGTCGCTAATGCGCGCTGCGAAATTCGGCAAGGTTGATCCACGTAAACCGGCTGCGGGACTAGTTTCGTTTCCTTCGTGATCGGGTCCTTGACCTGAACGTGCCGGTAGATTGTCGCCCGGTCCGTGTACATCCGTTCGATCGCCCGGCGGTGGCGCTCCAGTTTCATGGTTACCACCTCAGCCTGCGGTACCGGTTAAGATCGACCCGGTAATTCAGCACGACCTCGTCGATCACCGACTTGGCCGTGTTGGTCAGTCCGGCGGGGCGGGCCGGTGTTGTTGACGTGTCGCCGACCGTGACAGACTCGCCCCCGCCAGACGTCTCCTCGATCCCGGGAAGCTTCGGCTGCTCGATCCGGAGCGCGTCAATGGTCATCGACGCCCAAACGGATTCCAGCTCAGCCGGTATTTCAGCGAGGTTCGTGGAATGCATGATGCGCTGACCGATCTCCTGCACATAAGAGTTGACCAGCGCATCCCACTCGTCAGTAAGCCCTAGCCGGAGCTTGACCGTGGCCAAGACGTCAATCGCCGGCATGATCTCCGCCGCCTTTTGGACGTTTGGGCTTCACCGGTTTCACGGTGCCGGTAGAACCGTCAGGCCCCTCCGTCTTGACCGGTTTGGTCTGTTCCTGTTCTTTTGCCGCCAATTCCCGGCGGCGTCGGTTGAATGCGGTCACGCTCATCCGAATCACCCCTATTACGCCAGTTTGTGCACGAATTTCACAATCCGGATCGCCTTCGGTTCGTACACACGGCTCCAGTTGTCGGCCGTCGCCAGTTCCGTGTTAGTCGGCGACACGCCGGCCACGTCAGCAGAAGTGAATCGCACGCCGCGCGGATGCAGAATGAACGTGCGCCGGTTGATCAGGTAGTCTTCACCGGCAAGCGTATCGCGGTCCGTTTCCGTCGGGACGAATCCGACCGGATTGCCCTCACCATATGCGACAGCACCAGGGCCGAACAGGTACGTCGTGTACGTGCCGGTACCCGAATCGAACGGCACGCCGTCATCAGGGATGACCCGCTTACCGAGAAACATCGGCACTTCAGTCGAGCCGGAGGACGGTTTCACATATTCGATCAGATCCTGCTTGGCAAGTTCGGCCTCCGTCGCGCTGTGCATGACGATGGCTGTCAGTTGAGCCTTGGCGTCGCCCAGCCTTTGCGCTGCATCGACTGTCGTCTTGGCGCTGATGACAGCTGCGTCTCCGGTCTCGCTCGAGATGTCATGGACGTTGTTCGTCATGGACGATGCCGCGAACACGCCCGTCAGCGTTGCGATCAGTGCGGCCTGATACCGGCGCGCCCAGTACGCGGCCACCAGATCAGCGATTGCCCGCATCGGATCGTCGCCGGCCAGGTTGGCGGCCAGATCGTTTGCGCCCCATGCGCGGCCGCGACGCAAGATGACGGCCTCATCTTGACTTGCTTGAATCTTTCCGGGTGTCAGCGCACCGGTGTCGGAAAGGACTTCATCCTCGCCCGTCAGGTCGCCCCAGAACGGCATGTTCACCGTTTTGGCTGCCTGGCTGGCCAGTCGGTCGAACTCCTGCGTCCGCTGCGCGATGCCGGACTGGAAGATCGCGGACAGTTCCATCGTCCGCTGAATGACGTAAGGATTGAATACTTCAGGTACAATGACATCTGCAATTTTCGTCACAGGCATTCAAAATCAACCTCCAGCAGTGGATTGAAGTTGTTTCGCAAGCTCCGGATTCTCCCGAAGGATTCGAGCTTGCTCAGTCAAATTGAACGTTTCCTTCGCCCACGGGTTCTTGATTCCGCTGCCCGTGGAATCCCGGCCGTCAGCCGGCGTGGCGCCCTTGAAATGCGGCCCTTTGTCGTCTTTCTGTACAAACAAAAAACCCTTGCTTGCGCGCAGGGTTTTCAACTGATCGTCGAGGCCGGCTTTGATATTGCCGTTCTCGTCAACCTCGATTTTGGACTTGTCCAGCAGCCCGGCCACCAGATCCGGATCGTGCGCCTGGCCGGCGACCGCCAACTTGATGGCCGTCGTCACCGACATATCGCGCAGCTTGGCTTCGTACTGCTCAGCCGCGGCTTTGTTGTCGGCCTGCAGCTGCTCGATCTGCTTACGAAGCTCCTCGTTCCCCTCGGCCGCTTTCTTCAAATCGACCAGCTGCTTGTCGCGCTCTTTGAGCGCCTCTTCGGCCTGCTTCCGGGCTTCGTTGGCTTCGTCGAATTTGGATTTGGGAATCCAGTTTCCGTCAGAGACGATGGCGATCTTGTGCTTGTCACCAAGCTTCGCCGTGACCTGATTATACAGGTCCTCTCCCAGCAGTTCTTTCAGATCCACTCTCAACACTCTCCCGATTAGGTTTTTAAACTGGTAACCCGCCAGCAATCGGCTTCCGTTCAGTTTGACCCCGAACCCTTAAAGAGGGCAATAATCGGGGCCCCGAAAGTCTCATCCGGAGCCCACAGGTTCGTATTCCGCTTCGAAATCCGCCTGCTTCATGACGCTGATCCGTCCCCCCGCGTCCTTAAAGAGGTAATCGGTCAGATACGCGACTGCCACATCATAGGCACCGCGTATGACACGGAGACGCACACCCTCCGGTGTGTAATCGACCGAGATCGGCAGATCGACAAAGTCGATGATCTCGTCGATGTGGTCCTTGTCAGTGCTCTCAAACTGGATCGCTTCGACGATAATGCTTTTCTGGTATTGCTCGACCATCCCTCCACCTCCAAATTCCCAAGCGTTTGGGATTTTCGGGTAAACAAAAAGCACCCTCGCATTTGCGGGAGTGCATTTTATTGCATCTTTTTTTGAATCGATTCCGCTTCCTCGGCTGAAATCACGTCATAGTCACTGAAATCACCGATCAGGATGCCGTCGTATCGATCGGAATCTACCCAATCGCCGCCCCGGTATTCCTCAAAGATGCCTTGATTCAAACGGACGAGCGCGAAAGGAGCCGCTTTCGTTGTACCATATTTGGTTATTGCGTAATACTGCACCTTCATCGCCCCCTCACTTAATTCTGTCGATGCCGGGCGGTCTTCTGATCCCGTCTGCAATCTTCAACATTTCCTGCCACAATTCCATTTTACGTTTTTTGGATGTGGAAGACAACCGGTACTCTTCGTATAGCTCGTGCAATTTATCTTGCTTGAGATCAAAACTTTCCGGAGTATGGAATTGCAATTCGTACGGTGTGCCATTGGGCGCTATCAGTACGACGTTTATACCGTTGTATGGATTTTGTGGCTCATTCCAGGAATTTTTTACCTTTTTGACAGTGTGTCCTTCGTTGATAAGATTCAGTATTACAGCCGCATACAGACTGTAGTATCGATCCGGTTCCGCGACAGCCGTATAGCGTAGCACATCGTTAATCGACTTCGCTACATCCTGGGGCGTCAGCGCAGGGTTTATTTCCAAATCGCGCTCCAAGTCGGTCGTAACCTTGCGGATGAATGAGTCGCGCGTTTTGATTCGATAGTCGAGTCCGGCCATCTCCCCGCCCGCATCCGTAACTGCCTTAGTGACCGTGGAAGTTATATCGGGCTCGGATGCTGCGATAGACTTGTAGTGTTCATCCAATTCCTCGCGCGCCCCATCAGCCATCTCCCGCGCCGCCTTCTGCCGTTCCTCTGGTGTACTCGGCGGTTCCACTTGCCGTGTCGTTGGCGGTTCGACTGCCTTCGGCTTGGCCGGCTCCGTGGCCCCAGGCGCGTGTTTCTCCGCCCATTCCTTGTAGGTCATATCTCCCGGGACCATATACGTTTTGCCGCCGTCATCCCGCGCTGCGCGCTCGCCGGCCGCAGCATCCTCAAAATACGGGATCGTCGTCGAGCGGCAATAGACGTGCAACGGCGGGTAGTTGACTCCGGCCTTTGCCTCACTGATCGGTATGATTTTCCCGTCCATTCCCCTGCAAATCTCCGAAGTGCGTAAATCCAGCGTCGCAACAAACTTGTATTTCTCGACGCCCATTTCCCGGTACGCGTCCAATCGGGACTGACCGGAGAAAAATGCCGCCTCTGTCCGAATCAAACGGGCCGCTGCATGCTTGCTCACGTTCATCCGTTCCGCGAAATCGGCGATCACCCGCTCGGCAGGCTCCCCGCGGATCAGGTCCTGCGTCAAAATCGTCTGCAGCTCGTTGACCAGCTTGTCGCGATCCTTCCAAATGCGCGCTGAGAAATTCGATCCATCCGGCGCCCAAGGCTTGGATAGCACCTTGTCAATCTGGCGATCGTCGAGCATGGCGAACGACAAGCCAACGCCCGTTCCTTTCTGCAGTTCGTAGACGGATCGGTAATAGCTGTCCTTGTAAATATTCCCGAGCGTGTCCGTCGTGCCTTTCAGCCGCTTCGCCGCGAGCTGCTCAATTTCATTTCGAAGATGCATCTCGAGCTCTTGCAACCTCGTGATATGCACCTTCGCGCTGGCGTTTTCGAGCTCGCGCATCCAACGCTGGTCGACGGCGTTCTCGCGGCCGCGCTGAATGTATTCCTCAACGGTCCAACGAAACTCCTTCAGCTCGTTCCGGTCAAGCAACTTCCGGGCTTCCGCGAGGCTGATGTCATTGTTTTTGGCCAGCCGCGCATACCAGGCTTCCGTCTGCTTTCTGATCTTAGCAAGGGCTTTCTCATACTCCTCGTTCTGCTTCCGGATATACTCTTCGCCCTTCGCCAGCATCGCCTCGTTCAGCTGGTCCATCCGGCGCGCCCAGTATTCTTCGGGTTTCATTCGTCGTCACCGTCGCCGACCTGTTGATCTGGCGGCAATCCGCCGTATGCGGCCGCCGCGGCATCCCGTTGCTTCTGTATCCGGTCCAGCTCCTCCTGCACATCCGTCACCCACGGGTGCTGCGCGACGAGCGTTTCCTCCGAGAGGATGCCGACGCTGTTTCGGATGTTCGTGATAGTGTCGGTCTCGTTTATCAAGATGTCGCGGTTGAGCACGAATTCGACATCCTCGTCCGCGAAGTCCCCGGCGCCAGTGTTGGCCAGGTGAACGTTCACGAACCAGAGCAGCTGCTCGAGGCTCGCCTGGAACTCGGTTTCCATGATGTTGGCATCCATGTCGAGATCCGCGTACAGGAATTTCAACGCGATACCCGACTTGTCCCCGCCGAACCGCTCGGACTGGGTGTCCACCCCGCGGCCAAACTCGTAAATGTCCTTGCGCAGCCGATCCAGGTGCTTCTCGGTCGCTTCTGTATCGATGTCCAGGCTGAGCGTGTCAACGCCTCCTTGACCGCCCTCTTCACTGAACACCTTCACAGCCCGATATGTTGCCATGTTGCGCCGGAACTCTCCGAGATCCTGCCCGTCGTAATTTTTGAGCACGAATATCGAATTGGGCAGATCCTCCAGGTTGTTCGCATGATCGCTGGTCTTGGCATCGTAATCGTCGACAAGCGATTTCACAACCTGAATAAGCGGTAGTTCCTCGTCGTTGTACTTGAAGCAGACGAACGGTACGCGCTCCCAGTTGAACCCCTGCTCCTGCCCGTCCTGAACAGCGATGAAATGGCTGCCAACCTCGCCCGCCTCGACATCCGGAATCAGGCCGCCCTCGCTGAGCACATACCGACGCACGCCGGACGTTTCCCAGAACTCGACCTTCGTAATGATCTTCCGGGTCATTCCTTCGTAGACCTCGACCTCATACACCCGAATGACAGCATCCAGCTCCGTATGATCGGCATCTCGCCACAGCGGGACGATCTCCTCGGCCGGAATCTTTTTGAATGACAGCGCGCCGTTTTCGTCGTAATAGACATGCAGCCAAGCCTTGCCTTTGTTCACAGCTTCTTTCCCGAGATTTTTCAACAACCGCAAAAAAGACTTGTCGAAGACCGAGTTCAACAGGTCTAGATACTGCTGATTTTCAGTCTGAATACTCAATGGCTTCCCTAACAGATAGCCGACCTTCTGATCGACGAGCTTGCGGACAAACGCATGGACCAGCTTGTTATTTGCAAGATTGGTGACCTCGACCAGCTCGCCATTCTCACCGATCGCCGTGCGCTTGCGCTGCAGGATGTCGTGATCGCCGGCATAATACCGCTGCCCGATCAGCATCCAGTTTCGCTCATCGGACGTAAGCCAGTCGCTGACCTCGAGTTTGACGATCTCCTCAAGGCTCATCGCTGACCGAGCGCCGGCTTCGACGATATCGATGATACGTTGCGTTTCGGTGGGCATTGGTTTCACCCCTTTCAGTTGAACGAAATAGCCGCCGGTCGCATAACCACGGTGTTCACGAAATACCGATCGCCGTCCATCTGGTGGTCGTTCTGCTTGATTGGCTTTTCCTCCCCGCGCTCCGCCGCCTTCTCATCCCAGACGTAAGACGCGAATTCGCGGAACGTTTCCTTGCAGCAGTCGTTATACAGAATTCGTCCGGTATTCAGCGCCGTGGCCATGTTGCGGATGCCCTCCAGCACGTCATTGCGTGCTTGCCGGACCGCAAACCGGCCTTTTTTCCGAATCAACGCTATGAACGACGCCGCCGACGGGTCGATAATGATCGCGCGCGGTTGAATGTCTCCGACGAACTCCTCCAGGTCATGGTAATATTCCTCATCGGTTTTCTGCCGTCCCTTCTGCCGGCCGTCGTAATGATACTCCCGGATCTTGTACCAGGCACTTTCAAACTCATGCGGGTTCGCCTTTGACGGCGCCGGGACGTACCCCCACAGCCCAAATGTCATCGGGTTCTGCGTACCGTAGTCGACGCTGACGTAATACTGCGAATACGGCCGATCGACGGTCGTCCGGACATGCTTATCCGGGTCGAACATGTCGTAGATGATACCCTCGGCAAGCACCCACAGCCCAAGGATGTATCGGCGATAGAACACGCCGCTGTACATCCGCCGATATCGCTCTTTGACGCGCTCGGACAGGCTGAGATTATCGTCCATTGTGAAATGCAGATGCAGCGCATGCTTTTTATCAAGTTGATCCAGCCATTCGAGTTTGAACCAATGGAACGGGCCCGCCGGGTTACAGTTAAACCACAATTTAGAGCCATCAACCGAGCACCGCGCCGTCGCCTGGTTCACAAACGATTGCGGCATGAGCGCGACCTCGTCAAAGAACATGCCCGCGAGCGTAATCCCTTGAATCAGGTCCTGGCTGCGCTCGTCTTTGCCGCCGAAAAGGAAAAAGTAATTGACCTTGCCGCCGCGCGAGATCACCAGAAGGTTGTCGGCGCGCCGATCATCGACATGATAGCCGCGGCTCACAAGCATCTGCTTGAGTGGCCCGATGACGTTCCGGCGTAGCGCCCCGATTGTCTTTCCAGACATGCCGAACTGCTGGCCGTTGAACGACGACATCGCCCAGACGACATAGCTGAACGACATCGACGCCGTTTTCCCGGCGCGCACGGACCCGTCACAGATGATTGCGTCCTTGTCCCGGTGCGGGCTGCCCGGCATCCACCAGGTGAGGACCTGCAGCTGCTTCCGGCTGAACGGATGCCAGCGGAACGATGCTATGCGGCTCATAACGGTCATCGATACACCAACCGCCCGGACATCTGTACAAAATCCGTGATTTTGCGAACATGTCCCGCCAGCCGAGCCCGGAAACCAGCCGTTTTCGACCAAAATCCGCGAATTCGATGACGTGGAACATAGCGAAAAACGGCCAAAAAACGAAAAGTACGATCTCGCGATTTCTTGCGAAATCTCCGTTTTTCGCGATCATTCATTTTCGGGATCGTCCTCATCCTTGTCATCATCCCATGCCTCCGCCACCTTGGCTTCGAGAGCTTCCAGAAAACCGTCGTCCGTCGGTTCATCGGTTTTCCCGTTTGCCGTGATCCTGTGCTTGAGCTCGAGCAACTTCGCCTTTTTCTCCTGCACCCGGGTCAGCGCTTCCTCGATCGCCTGGATCTGGCCGATTGTCCCCTCGGCTTCCCGCAGATTCGTCTTTTTCCCTTTCTCCACGCCGACTGAATGACGCACGACCGTGAAATCCCCTACTGCGCGCAGGCGTTCGATCCGCTGCAGCATGCGGCGTTCCCGGATTGTGATGAGGCGCAGCTCCTCGTCGATCTGTTTCAGAACGTCCGTGTCAACGGCACGAAAAAGGACGCATTCCTCGGGATCGAGGGCGTCCATCCAGATGGTTTCGTATTCGCCGGTCTTGACGGCATTTTTATTTCGCTTCGGCGGCCCCGTCGATTTACCGCCGTGCATCCGGCATCGGCCGTTCGCCATCGCGCGATTCCGACACGGCAGCCCGCTACGAGTCTTGGCGCCGCAGTAGTTTGCATGAGGTTGTTTTTCCGCTGCCACTACACGACCACCACCTCACCAATTGACCGTTGTGTTAATTTCTGGTATCATCTCATTGACCGCTCGGGAAGCACCCGGCGGTGTTTTAGTTTCGGGAGCCGCCCCGCACCGCTCCGGTCGCGGCAGGAGGAGGGACTGGCGCATACCCCAGCAAGGCGGCTGGCAATATCGACAACTCCCGCATCTGCCACCACGGGAGTTATTCGCGGACGCATGCCTGGCGAGAGCAATACTGCTTCGTCCCGCACCATCTGCCCCATACGCAGCCAACGCACTTGGCTGGCTGATTCGGGACGGACTGCGCTCGTTTTAGTTTGGCATATTCTTGTAGCGGCGTCATAGGTCGTCAGCTCCTCGGATAAACAAAAAGAGCCCAGGCCAATTGGCCGGACTCAATCAAAAAGCGCCCGTGAAGGACGCTTAGTCAATCAAATCTTTCCTCGAAAACCTTGCAGGCAGACCATCCTGGGTAAATGGTTCGTGGCCCTTTATTTCCCCGTTCCTCCACAATTCAAGCAGAACCCGTGTTACTTCTTCTTCGTTCCCTGCTTCACCTATTGCTTCAGCAATCTGGCTAAAGCTCACATCCAGATTCTGCGTCTCCAAATACGCCAAGATTTTTTCCCGCAAGGAATCCACTCCTTGAAAAAGGGCGCACTAAGGGTACTGTATGAATGACGACATTTGTACGACAAAAATACGACACAAATACGACAAACAATCAAGAAATAAATCGCTCAACCTTCGCTTTTGCCCTGGATAGGAACGTTTGTACGCTCCTCCTAGACACTTTCAATCTATCAGCAATCTCAGAAATTGTCAACCCATGCGCCATATGCAAGAGCCAGCACGTCAGCTCGCGCTCGGTCATCACGGCTACGCAGTCGATCAGGCGCCTGCGCTCTTCGTCTGTCAGCGGTTCGGCGCTCGCCAGCAGCTCCCGCCGGCGGTAGATGTCCCGCCGCTCTGCACCCCGGCGGCTGCCGGGTCTACGTCCGCGTCGCATCCAGTCCAGCGAATACCGCATATCTCTCAGCATGCCGGAGACAGTTCGGGACTCGTCAGCCTCGTCCGGGTTGGCACGATCGAGGGACCGGCGGTAGTTGTCCAGGTTGCGGATACCGGCGGTGTACTGATTGATCAAGTCAGCGATCAGGTTGTGCTCGATCATGCTTGACACCTCCCCGGTATTGATCTGCATGACGCAGCACGTACTCCCGCTCATCGACGCGGATCACGGTCGGGACGCCGCGCCGGACTTTCAGGATGGTCACCAGCTGCCGGTAAGATTCCCCGGGGCGCGCCTGCTTAGGACCGATCATCGGCTGTTCGCCTCCTTCTGCTGGAGCTCTTGCCGAATCGCTTCCCAGCCTTCAGGGTCATACCGCCGGAGCTCGCCAAACGTGATCTCATCGCCATATTCCATGTGTCTATCCCAATACTCTTGACACGTCGGGCACCAATACATCGTCTCAATCTCGCCATCAACAGACGTGACAGCGTTCATCCGCGTCCCCGGCGGATATTTGAGCCCGCATCCGCAGCAGACATGCGGCTTGCGGGTTGTCACAACTTTCGCCGAAAGAATGATGCTCACCACTCGCACCTCCCACTCGGGCAGTCTTTGCCGTAGGCGGTGGATTCGTCGGGTATGTTGAGCAGTCGCTTCAAATCTTCTTTTCTGCAACGTTCGCATACCTTGATTTTCTTTGCGTAGTGGTTGGTTGGCATTTCCGTCAGTTCTCCGCCGCAACGTTCACAACGATTGTTCATCCCTTTCCCCTCCCGTAAGCTGAGGCAACAACGCCGGCATCCGACCGGTCCGGTAGCTGTCCTCGATCTGCGGCAGCATGTACTCCCCGACCGTGCGGCCGTCAGGCAGCACGATGTGCGCCATAAACTCGTCCTCAAAAATCGTGATGCCGGCTTCGACCGCCTCCAGCTTCGCCTTGATGACCAGGGCCAGGGCCCGCCACCGCTGGCGCACCGCCTGCTCATAAGCAGCCTCCTGTTGCTCCGGCGACCGCAGATTGCCGCGGGCCGGCGTGTGCGTGAATTCGCGGTCGTTTCGGTCGGGAAGCGGCAGGATGAACTTCACTTGCTTCCCGTTCATCTGGAACCCGACGAGGGCGCGGCCCTCCTGCCACCCATACATGAATCCGGTGGCACCGTATCGCGAAAGCGTCCGCTCGATCTCCGCCCGCGATTGGGCGGATGAGACTTGTGTGTTTTCAGCATATCTGGGCATCTTCCTTGGCTCCTTTCTCTACCGGCTCCAACCACTTCACCGGCGGCGCGTAATAATCGCAACCGTTCCCCGACGCCCGCGGGACCGCGACCAGCGCGCGTCTGTTCGTGCTGATTCTGTCACCTTTGAATCGCGTTTTCGGCAGTCCGGTCGGCAGGTATTTTCGTGCGTCCTCGCCGGGCTCGATGATGGCGATGACATTCCCTGTTTTGGTTTTCACTACGCCCTGGGACACGCTCGTCCAGGTAACGGTTCGTCCGATCATCCTTGCCCCAACTCCTCCCTCACGATCTCCGCCAACATCGCCCTCCGCTCCGCCGGCGGAGAGTTTTGCAACAGTTTCCGGATCGCATTCAGCGTCTCTTGATACGTCGCCCGCCGCGGCGCCGACTCTGCCGTGATAGCCACGCCGGTCTCGGAGCTCACGCGGCGGCTGTACCTGTATAGGCAATGTGTCTTCCTGGGCATCGTACTGGCTCCCCCTCTCACGCAATCTTCTCGATCCGCGCCTTCAGCGCGTCGATCAGCGCCTGCTGCGTCCGGGCCTTCGATTCCAGGCGCTTCGCCACTTCCTCGTCCATCGAATCCCGGACCATCAGGAAATGCTCGATCACCTTCTCCTGTTGCCCCTGCCGGTGCAGCCGCTTCTGTGCCTGCTCGTACAGCTCCAACGACCACGGCAGCGTAAACCAGCAGATATGATTTCCGCCCCGCTGCAAGTTGAGCCCATAGGCCGTGCTGGCGGGATGCGCCAGACCAATATGGATCTTTCTCGCGTTCCAGTCAGCATAATCCTGCGGCCCTTTCAGCTCCCTTACTTGCAGCCCCCGCGCTTTTCGCAACGCCCGCAAAATCCTATCCCTGTCATGCTGGAAGCCGTAAAACGTCAGCAGCGGCTTTCCCTGCAGCGATTCCACCAACTCTAAAAAGGCTTCAATCTTCGCGTCATGCACTTCATGTACATTCCGCTGCTCATCGTAGACAGCGCCCGCGCAGAACTGCAGCAGCTTGTTTGTGACAGCCGCGGCCTGCGCCGCCGTGATGACCTCGCCGTCCAGCTCCAGCACCTGCCGCCGTTCAAAGTCCCGGTATGCCTGCCGCGCTTTTGCGTTCAGCTCGATCGGGATCCGGTTTTGCACCAGCTCCGGCAGCTCCAGATAATCCTCCGCCTTCATGCTGATGCAGACGTCCTCGATCGCCTGCTTGATCGCTTCCTCGGTTCCAATCTTCGAAGCATACTTGTGAAAATCGCCCATTGGCACCCGATCAAAATATCTCGTCCGGAACTGCTCAAACCGCGGGTATAGCCGTTGCCCCTGATCCAGCAGATACACCTGTGCCCAGACGTCCAGTGTACTGTTCGGCGCCGGCGTGCCGGTGAGGCCCAGCACACGCTGAATCTTCGGCCGGACCCGTTTCATGGCCTTGAACCGATTGGAGCTCGGATTCTTGAAACTGCTCAGCTCATCCAGCACCACCATATCGAACGGCCAGTTCTGGCGATAATGGTCTACGAGCCATTGCACATTGTCCCGGCCGATCACGTAGATGTCCGCCGGCGTCGCCAGCGCCCGCAGCCGCTGCCGTTCCGATCCCAGCACCGTCTGCACACGCAGCAACCGCAGATGCTCCCACCGCTCTGCCTCGTCCGTCCAGGTCGCCTCGGCCACCTTCTTCGGCGCGATGACCAGTGTCTTGCGGACCGCGAACCGGTTGTACATGAGATCGTTCACGCCGGTCAGCGTGATCACTGTCTTGCCGAGACCCATGTCGAGGAACAATCCGAGATACGGATCCGTAACGACGCGGTGGATGCAGTATCGCTGATAAGGCCATGGTTTGAAAATCTCCCGCGGCGCCGTGTCCGCTCGAAGCAGCGTCATTGAAACATCCCTTCCTGGATGGCGTACTCCAAAAATCCTTCCTCGTGATATTGCAGCAGGCTATCAACCTTCTCCCTGCTGTCAACCACGGCCACAAGCTGCCCGAGGTCCCGCAGGCGCTTATGCTGGTGAAGCTGCAGGGCGGTCGGCTTCTTGCCCGGCGCCTTCAGCTCGACGAACACCACCCGGCCGCCAGGCAGGAACACAATCCGATCAGGGACGCCGTTGTTGCCGGGGCTGGTCCACTTCGGGGCCCAGCCGCCAACCTCCCGCACCCGATCCCGAAGATAGGTTTCGATATTGCGCTCTCTCATGGTTCAAACCTCTCTTTCACGTCAACCACGAAACTTATATATAACGCGGGAATCGCGATTAGAGGGATTAGGCATTATTTGTCCGCTCTAATTTCTCTAATCTCTCTAATTACACTTTCTACAGATTACATAGTTTACAAAGTATACATATTAAAAAGCCTAATATATCAAGGGATTTAGAGCATTTAGGCGTAAACCCCGTAAACATCGCCTAATTTTTGGCAATGGTTTACAAAATGGCCTTTCAGTTTACGGGGTTTACGTGTTCTCAGCCCTTTTAAACCCTTTTTGGGTTCCGTAGCTGGCCCCAGCTCGAATTGTGCTCGCCCTCTCCCACCCTTTCATCTTTGAGAGAACGGCATTGATCCTCGCCGCATCCTGCCGCGGGATGGCCTTGCGCTCGCCCAGGCATTCCCGCCAGATTTCGGCTGCACATACTCGGTCTCGGCGCACCAGCCGCCCATTGTATTGCATGCCGCCGCCCCAGAAAATCATGCGCCGCTCAAGGTCCCATTTCAGCCAGTCCTCCGGCACTGGCCGTTCCAGAAACTCCTCAATTATGCCCTCCAATGGATCACGGACCATGTGCTCCTGCCGGCGCCGCTCCGCTTCAGCTTCCATTTCTGCCGACAGATAAAGCGTCTCGCCTTCGCGCCACCGAAAGACGGCCTCCGCCCATATCTGGTCCACTTCCGCGTCGGTTAAGTGCTCGAACACGTTTTTGGTTGCTCTCTCCGGCCTAGCGTCAACCGGCCAAAACCGGCGGTTGCCTGTTGGGTCATGCAAATATTCGTGGTCGTTGGTCGTACCGAAGAACACCGCGCGCCGGATTTGGTTCTTCACATTCCGGCCATAAGCTTCCCGGTATTGGTCATCTTCTTTGCTGAGGAACTGCTTAATTCGGTTGATGTCGACCCGGTTGAACGCCTGCAGCTCTGCGATCTCGACGATCCATTTGCCCTGGATGAGCTCCTCGGCCTCTTTGCCCTCGAAGGACTTTATGCTGTCGGTGAACCACTCTTTGCCCAGGCGTCGGAAGAGCGTAGACTTGCCAATCCCCTGTTTCTGGCTGAACAAGACCGTCATGTAGTCAAACTTGACTTTGCCGACCATAGCCCGGGCGACAGCCGCCACCAGTGCCTTGCGCGCCACCGTGCGCACGAATTCGCAGTCTTCTGCGCCGAAGTAGTCGATGTAGATGGTGTCCAGCCGCGGCACACCATCCCAGGTGAGGCTGTCGAGATAAGCTGCGACCGGGTTAATCGCGTTCGCTTCGGCGATCTCTGACAGCGCCATGCGCAGAGGACGTTCCGAGCTGAAGCCGAGCACGCGGTCGACGTACAGGCCGAGCCCGTTGTCGTCCGAGTCGTCCCAGACGAACGTGCCGTGCGTATGCGCGCGCCGGGCCCACGGCAGCGGGCCGCGGCCCATCAGGCGCTCCGCGAACGTGTCGCGGTAGATGCGGCCGGCTACTGCCGGGTCATGGCGAAGCAACGTCAGAATGTTGTATGGCGTCTTCGCCGGCCGGCCCGTCGTCGGGGAGAGCTCCAGCAGCTTGATCCAGTCCGTGCTCTGCTCCGCCGGCTGTCCGTCGGCGCCTTGCAGGCTGCCGGCCGACTGTACCGTGCTCTGGAACGCCTCGACAGCGCGCTCGTATCGCTCCTGCTGCATGGCGGCCGCCACGCCGGCATCCTGCAGCGCGAATGTCACCATGGCGGTGTACGACGGCAGCCGGTTCGTCGGCGTGCCGGGCGCCGCATCGTCGTCCTGGTCGCCGAATTTGTGCAGACGCACGAGGTCAAAGGCATTGACCAGGCGGCCGGAGACCGGGTCCGTCGCGTGGTGGCTGTAAAGGAATTTTCCGTCGTCGTACACCACGGCGCCGCCGGTCGTGCTGCCGCCGGTGTACGTCCAGCGCGTCGGATCGTCTGTCGGCTCATAGATGCCGGGCAGAAACGTCTCCATGGCCGCATAGATGTCATAGATCCGGCAGAACGCCCCAACGACGCCAGGTTTGGTCAGCGGATCGCCTTGTTTCGCGGCCAGGCGGATGTGCTGGCTGTCCGCGCCAGGCACCTGCGGCCATGTGGTCCAGTCCCTCCAGTCCGCGTACAGCGCCAGCATGCCGTCCGCCGACAGGAACGGCTTGTCGCCGTAGTAGTAGATGTACTGACTGTCCGCGCAGCAGCTCGGCCAGTACATGAGCCGGACGGTCTGGAAAGTCGTCGGGTCACACAACTCTATGCCGATCATTTCGACCAACTTGCGCGCGATCGGTTCGTATTCGTCCGGCGTCATCGTACGATCCGTCGGCACGATCAGGCGTAGCCGCGGGCGGTCGGGCGAGTGCTTGCGCGTGGAATAGACGACGCACGCGCAACCGAGGCCATCGATCCGGCGCAGCACGTCGTCGGTGCCGAATGGCGGGATGGTGTCGAGGTCGAGCGTGATGAGGTCACGCCCGACCATGGCAGACACCTTACGCCGGCCGCCGGAGAGCTCGCCGCCGACAAAGCCGCCGACGTCCTTGAGATCGTCCTGGCGCGACTTCGGCAGTGCGAGATACTCGGCGAGCGTCTCCGTGCCGCGGACCGCCGTGCGCAGCCGCTCGATAAGCTCGGACCAGTAGATGACTTGGTTCTGCCAATTCGTGCTGTGCCGGTTACCGGCCGTGGATATGGTCAGTTGCCTGTCAAATTGAAGCACCGGCATGGTGCGCTCAGTCCTTTCAGCTGGTCACCTTCCGCATTTCGTCGATAGCCTGCGCCAATTGTTGAACAACCCGCCGCGTAGGACTCGTAAACTGGGATGAGCGCCCACTGATCACCATGCGACGTTGCAAGTTATCAAGTTGGTCATGAAGGCGCACGAGCTTTGCAAAAGCGTTATTTAGCTGCGTTTGTTCCGATTTGCTGAGCATTTGGATTCCTCCTTTTTCCCGGTTTATTACTTTTCTTGCGCGCGGCAATTTTTTGAAGCAGGTCGGCCATGATGATGCCCGTTTTGGTCAGTTCGGTGTTATTTCGAATCAGGCCATGCTTGTTCATGACAGCCAGCTGCTGCCGAGAGACCAAGATAAGATTTTCAGGGTCGAAATTTCGGCGGTTTCCGTCTCCGAAAATCACCGCATATCCTTTCGGAACCGGTCGACCGTGGTGCTGCTCCCAAACGAGCAGATGCTTCCCTCTCCACTTGTTCGGATCAGCGATTTTGACATCTATATAACCGTCTGCGTTCACCCGCTCGGATCCGACAGGCATGTAATTGTGCGGAAGATGGCCTTTTCTGAATCGAGTCGCTTCACCGCCAGCCCAGGTTCTGGGTTTGCCTTTGTTCGGAGGGGCCATTCCTTCCGAACCTCTCAGTCCGCTGGAATATCCGTGATTCTTCTTCCAGGCTTTGATTTGCTTCACCGTCACGGAGAGCCCAAATTTCTCGTTCACAAGATCAACCAGCTCTCGGTTGTGCCGTCCTCCGACATTTTGAATGAGGAATTCCTTTTGCTCTTTCGTGAACAGGCCCTCATCGCTCGTAATCCGCCTCCTGGGCACACCGCTCTCGATGTTGTAGTTTTTCTTGAGGCTTCGAATCTGGCAGGCGGTGGCATTGGCCCCAAATCTGGCGTTGAACAGCTCGGCAATCTCCTCGTTGTACCGACCAGGAGCGATTTCACGGATAAAAGCGATTTGTTCCGGTGTGTATCTGCGCCTCATTTTTCGCCCTCGAGCATCTTCGGCAACTTGGTGTCCGCACTCATCTTGTCATCGACGAATCTTTGCGCTTCCAGTACGAGCGTTCCCGTATCAATGATTTTGGTCGCGATACCCATAATGGCCCGTGCCCGGTTGATCTCCTCGTTCAACGCTTCGCCCTTCAAATCCTCATCAGATAAGCGCTCCAGCTGCGCAAAAAGATGGTTGTTCAGGTCTCCGAGCGTGTTTTTCATCTTCGGATCACCTCTCAATCCTTCATATAGAATTCAGCCACGAACCCAGCCGCATCGAGCGGCAGGCCCGGCGCCCAGTCGATCGGTTCGCGCATGATGTCGAGCATCTCGTCCAGCCGGTCGCCATCTACCTCCGCCACAACCTCGTCGTGGACGTGCATGACGATTTCAAAGCCAGCCGCATGCAGCTTCATCATCGCGTTCGCCAAACAATCCCGACTGATCGCCTGGACGACGTTTTCCGTGAGCTTCCCGCCGTAAGTGGAGAGCACCGTCCACTTGCCGCCCTCGGTGCCGTAATAGTGGATAGCCGGCCGACCGAACTGGTTTTCGACGATGTGCGGCTGCGGATAGTAGAGCTTCCGGCCCGAATGAAGCCGGATCGTCATAAAATCCTGTCCGGTCCGGCTGTCCATCTCCCGAGCGAGCACCAGCCCGCGCAGACCGACCGCTTCGCCGGTCTGGACGGCGTGCAGCGCCGCCCCCTCGATCGATCGCCAAAACTCCACGATGGCGCGGTTTGCGTTGCGCCAGCGCTCGACGATCTCCGGCAGTTCGTCCTCACTCAGCCCCATGTCCAACGCGCCCATACTGATCAGCGCGCCGACGCCGCCCTGGTAGCCAAGCGCCAGCTCTGCGACCTTACCCTTTTGCCGCAGCTCGCTGCCTTTGCCGATCTGTTCGATCGGCACACCGAACATCTGCGACGCTGATGCCTCATAGATCTTGCCGTGCGTCTTGAAAACGTCGATACGCCACTGCTCCCCAGCCAGCCAGGCCAGGACGCGCGCCTCGATCGCGCTGAAGTCCGCGACGTGGAGCGTTGCTCCCTGGCGGGCGATCAGCGCCGTGCGGATGAGCTGCGAGAGCGTATCCGACAGGCTGCCGTACAACAACTTAAGCGCGTCGGCGTTGCCGCTTGTAGCCAAAGAACGCGCCAACTCGATAGCAGGGATGTCGTTACGAGGCAGGTTTTGCACTTGCACGAGCCTGCCTGCCCATCGGCCGGTTCGGTTCGCGCCATAGAATTGGAACAGCCCGCGGATCCGATCGTCGTCACAGATCGTCTCGCGCATGGCGGCATACTTCTTGGTGCTGGACTTGCTGAGCTCTTGCCTTATTTCCAGGACTCGCCGGGCCTTCCCGGGCTCGAGCTTTTCGACCATTTTGGCGACGGTGCCCTTCCGCAGATCGGCTACCTCTTCGCCGGTCTCCTCTTCCAACCAGCTGGTGAGCTGCTGTACCGATTTCGGATTCTCGATTCTGGTCAGCTGCACGGCTTCGGCGATGAGTGCGGCCGTCTCGGTGTCAAGCATCCGGATCGCTGACTCAACAAGCTGCCGGTCACATTGCACCCCGCGCTCGTTGATCCGCATGTCGAGCCTCCAGAGCGCCCACTCCTGTTCTGGCACCGGGAAGGCGTCGAGCTTTTCGGCAATTGCCATTTCAGCAGCCACGTCGCCGGCGCAGTATTGCTTGAACGTCCGCCACTTCTCCGGCTCATGATGCGGCAGCGTGCGGGTCCGGCCGCCGTTGGACTTGGTCGGATTACAGGGAACGCAGAACGTCCGGATCAGCGCGCCGCCGACGGACATCTTTTTCTTGTCTTGAGCAATCCCGACCGCCTCGCCGGCTGCTGCCAGGCTGCCCGGATAGCCGCAGTAGTAGGCGTGGATCATGCTGCAGCGCCATTGGGGCAGCCAGGTGAGAGGATCGATTAGACCGAAATGCTTGCTCAGACAGTACCACTCAAACGCCGCATTCCATGCCCGCTTTTCGACAGTAGGGTCTCGCAACGCATCGACGATCTGCTGCGGAATATGCTCACCCTGCGCGAGATCGACCACCTGTACAGGCTGACCATCGAGACTGTAAGCGAACAGAAGCACGCTGAAATCGGGGGCCTGCACATATCTGTACAGGCCCGATTTCTTGATGTCGACGCTCGAGTACGTCTCGATGTCCACTGATAGCCGGCTCATATGCCGTAGATGCCGCCGCCGAGCGGCTGACCGGTGATGGGATCAATTTGCTGCGGCACTTGCGGCGCCGGTTGTTGGCCGTATGCCGGCGGCTGCGGTGCGGCAGACTGCCCGTAACCGGGAGCCGGCTGACCGTACCCTTGCGGCTGGGCCGCGGGCGGCATATTCACCCCCGGCTGGCCGTATGCCGGCGGAGCTGCCGGCGCCGGAGCGGCACCGAACGCATCTGCCGCCGAGACGCGGCCGCCCAGCGGCTCGCCGTCGCGCAGGATCTGCACCGGACCGAGGCCGGCAGCGATGCCGCGATTCCCAGATTGGGAGTACGGGAAAAAGTTGATGTGCACCCGGCCATAGACGCCGCTATAGACCTTGGACTGGTCGATGATCGGATTGAGCTGCGCGTCCACGATTTCCGGCCGCTGTTTGCTCGACGCCGTGAAAACCCAGTGCCCGCGGCACTCCGGCCCGAACGGCTCGCCGCTCGGGCGCACGTCGTCGCCGTCGTGGATCGTGTGCTTCAGCGGCGGCCGAGCACCGTTCCACTTCTGCGCGACGCCTTGCTCATAGGCCGCCTGGATCGCCGCTTGAATCCTGTTGTACGTCGCCACGTCGCTCTTCGGCAGCAGGATCGTCACGCTGTACTTCGGCTCCCCGCCCTGTTGCGGTGCACGCGGTTGGAACAGATTGACGTAGCTCAGACGCACTTCACCCGTTACAACACTCGTTTGACTCATTGACTGATCGACTCCTTATCATGCGATTTATTGGGCATCGGCAAATACTGCCGCTGCTTTCGAGTATGCCGGCCGCTTGTCGCTTTCCGGCGCCAGCGTCGGCTTGCCGGGCTCTTTCACCACGTAGCCGGGCTCCTCGAGCAGCTTCCGATACTGCTCTTTTCCCAGCGCTTTTTCGATCTGCGCTACCGTGAGCGGCCGGCGCTCATACATGATCGCCTCGTCAATGCCAGCGGCTCGGAGCGCGCCGAATGCCTCGTCGATGTCCTTGTACTGCCTCGAGCCGCGGCCCTCGACTGCCTTCCAGCCCGGCACTTCGCCGCCGTCGAGGATGTGCGAAAGCGCCAGCTCCTTCAGATCGTTGTACCAGCTGACGATGCCCTCGGCCTTCCGGAGCACTTCGCCAACTTCTTCCCAGCCGATGATCGGCGGCTTGTGCGGAGCGAGCTCAGCGGCGCCGAAGAACTGTTCGATCCGCGCCTGGCATGTCTCGCGCGCCCGGCAGAATGTGCAGTGCTCGCCCGGCACATACTCGCCCTCGCCGGCATAGGCCCGCTGCGCAATCGGCGCGATCTCGGCCGCCCAGCGCTCCAGCTCCTCGACGGTGATCTCATCCTCCTGCGGTTCGTCATACACCTTCGGCTGGATGATCGCCATTCGGACGCGCTGGACCGGGAAGATGCCGGCGACAAGCTTCAGCGCGCCCAGGGCGTAAAGCCGCATCTGCTCGTTGCCCCGGATCGGCACAGGCTTGCCCTGGCCGGTCTTGAGGTCAGCGATCACCATGAGGTCGTCGCCCACGGCCACAAAGTCCGCCGTCCCGAAACCGCCCGGCGCTACATGCGAATAGTCGACGCGGGCTTCGATCATGACGTAGGGGCTGGAGCTGAACTGCATGCCAACCGCCTTGCAGTAGTCCACGAACGTGTCGGCGATCTTCTCCAGCTCTGGGCTGTAGTGCTCGCTCTCGCGGAATTTCTTCATAAGATTGGCGAACTTCCGCGGCCCGATCGGATCGGTGTAGTACTTCCGGAGCTTGAGCTCGGCCATCTCGTGACCGAGCGTGCCGGCGGCGGAATAACTCGTCCGCCGGTCCGGCAGCGTCTCCTCCAGCCGAGCGCTCGGCGTGCAGCGCAGCCAGCGATGGGCTCCGCTGGCGGAGAGGAGCGCATGCTCGCGCTCCGCGTGTGCAATTGCCGTCATATCTTCGCACCCCGCTGGCGCAGCGCTGCCGCGTACTCGGCATAGCGCTCCTTCGGCAGTTGGTTCAACGCTTGGATGCCGAACGGAGCCCATATCCCATAGAGGTTGTGCCCGGCCTCCTGCAACTGCATGGTTGCCGTGGCGATTTGGTTAAAATCGTACTGCGGTGCCGACGTCGGCGCGGCAGGAGCGACAGGCGGCTGCGGTGCTTGCGGTGCCGCCGGGGCAGCCGGAGTCGTCGGAGCCGCGGCAACCGGCGCAACCGGCACGTTGACTGTCCCGCTCGTTGCCGTGGTTGCCATCGGCGGCACCGGATTGCCCCCGCTGTTCGGGCTCGGCTGCGCCGGTTGCTCAAGCGTCGAGACTTTCGTGCCGACCGGGATATCCGCCGCCTTCACGCTGGCGATCGTCTCAGCCAGATCATGTACAAGCTGGCGGACTTCGTCCGCGTTATTGCCTTCGATCGTGATGGAAATGGGCATGGATGATTCCTCCTATTTGATATTTGCTCTCAAGGACGGCCCCGGCCGCCTCATGATGCCGCCGCCGCGCCTCATACACCTTCGAGGCGATCAACCGGTTAAGCCGGGCGCGCGTCTCGTCCCGACAGCGGTGCGCTTGCTCAAGCAGCGCGCTGCCGATGATGGCGGCCTCCTGACCGTCGAGCTCGAGGGTGATTTTGGGCTTGAGCTCCATGTCTTCCCCTTCCCGCCCCACCTGTGGTATGATGGGGCTGATAACTGATTCATTGGTCCACCGTTGCCGCGGTGGATTTTTCTTTGCCTCTGAACCACCTGAAAATCTCCGCCGTCGAAATCTCCCACCTGTCGCCCCATCCGGCTACATACCGCTCCTTGAACTTCTGATAGAGCGCCGGATCCGGATGGTCGTTTTTGGTTATGTCAGCGATGATGCTTCTTGCGAGATCCGCCGGCCCGCTGCCTTCGTAACCCCACGCGAACCCGGTCGGGCTGTGGTGGGCACGGTGTCTGAGCGGCTCCTGCACTCCGTACAGTACACGCACGACCACAGGACCGTCCGGCGTCCGCGCGCCGGCATAGCCGTTGCGGATGGTTACGCCCTCCAGCGGGCGGAACGATGCACCGGATTCGGCGATCGCCCGCTCGGCAGCCATTCTCGCCGCGCAAATCGGACCGTATTCAGCGGTCTGGTCCTTCAGCCGGCGGCCGCAACGTGCGCATGTGTTGACGCTCATTTTGCTTGTTCACCTCCTTTTGCGGTCATTCTTCCACCCATTCCGCGAGCCCGCGGGACACGAGCTCGTCACAGAGCGCTCGGAGCTGAATTTCGATTTCCGGATCCTTGAATCCGATCCGGTAGAAAGCCGCCTCCATGTCCCAGGCTTCCGGACCTCTCATCAGGAATTGCGAGAGAATCAGGAACTGGTCACCGTTTTCGGTAGAAGCGACTTCGAGTCTCGTGCGGAACCGGAACGCCTCGGGAATTTCCATAATGATGCCGTCTTTGACGAAGAGACCAGTTCCAATCACGAATCGATTGTCGTTGATCTTCAGGCCTTCGAGGTCGCTCAGCTTGGGGGACCTGACGAACCTCAACGCCTTGCGCACGCGAGCTTCTTGCGTCGTAATGCTCATTGTGCGTTGTCACCTCCTTTCAGAATCTTCAGCACATCCTCCAGCGCTTGTAGGTAGCCGGCGTGGTATCTTCCGCCCTCGCTACCCATCCGCTCAAGAAACGCCCAAACAGATACGCGTTGCGCTTGCTCACGAATCCAGTTAATGAGATTTTCCTGCGTCATTTCTTTCTCGCCAGCCCAGCCGCCGTCCGCTCAAGCTGCTTCCGGTACACCCGCCGGGCTGCCGGCGACTGAGCGCAGCACATGAGCTGCATCAGGTTGCCGCAGGTCCGGAGTCGCTGCTTTCTCGTCACGGTCGAATCACCTCCTCTCACGCCACGCACTCCGCCCACAGACCCGACTCGACCATCTCGAGCCAGCGTTCGAACGTGATGCCGTGTCGCTTGTAGATGTCCAGCACCACAAACAGCCTACCGAGCCTGTCCACCTGGTCCTCGGGATGGGCGTAGCCGTCATCTTCGCGGCAGGGACGAGGTTGTTGTTTGATCATGGTCGTTTGGCTCACGGTTTCACCTCCCTCCAATGCGGTCCGCTTCTCCCCACCCGCCCGGCGGCTCCCGGTTCGCCTTCCGCACCACCCGGGACAGCTGCGCGCCCGCCAGCTTTTTCTCTTCCGGCAGCGGCGAATAGATGTACCAGCACGGCACCCAGATCCCGCCGTCCCGTACTGCGCCGTCGCGCTGAATACGGACCATCTTCCGCGCCTCGCTGACGCCGAGCACCGTGACGTTTTCGCCCTGGTAGCTGACGCGGTCGCCGCGGCGGATTTCCAACGGCGGGTGTCCGACGCGGTGGATGATCATTTTCCATCCTCCAGCGCAATCGCCGGCCGCCACCGGTACCCATCAGCCTCCAGCCGGCGGTGCATGGCCGCCTTGTAAGCCATGAGCCGGTCGAACCGGTACCGGTTCCGCAGATGCCGCGGGCGCCGGTCCGTCGCGTAGGCGGCGGCTTTGCGCGTGTAGAACTGAATGCGGCGGATATGATCGATCATGGCATCGTCACCTCCTCGCAAATTTCGCCCTGCGCGGCAGCCACCGGGCGATTTCAACCGGCGCATGCCCCCGCCAGCCGCATCTCGGGCAATGTGCCTCGTACATCCCGGCCGCCGGACCTTCGAGGCATTTTATCCAGGCTCGGTGGAACGTGGTCAGGTAAGCCTGACCGGAGCAGTGCGGGCACCTGTCGGAGTCGAGGATATCGTCGCGCCGCGGGTTGAGCAGTGCGTTTTTCATGTACGCGCGGACGACGGTTGTATAAGGCAACAACCACGCCTCGACGTGCTTTTGGATTTTCGCCTCGGAAGCGCCTTGCCGGCGGAGTCGCTCGATGGTCGTTCGCATGACGTCGAGCGTTTTTTCCTGTGCGGGTGTGAGCGCTGCCGTTTTCATCCCGTCCGGGCCTCCTTTCTGTAGTTGGCCTCTTCTTGCTCCCGAATCCACTGATCGAGTCGCCGGGCGCTGAACAGATATCGCGGATTTTTCGAACCCTCGGCTCCGTACACCCGATGCGGAATCCGTTTTTCCCTACACAGCCTGCGCAGCGTGTAGTCGCTCATGTGCAGGTATTCGCAAGCCTCGGAAAACGTAAGCGTGCGGTCTGGGACAAAACCGATTTCAGCCCGCAGCTCTTCGCGAAGTTCGGCTTTGAGCTGCTCTTTCAGATCGGCGATGATCGCGGCGAACGCTTTTTCGGGGGTCATGCGGCGGCCTCCTTTCTGACAGGATTTGTGCCCCTCTCCGTCGAATATTGGAAGTTGTCCAGACTTGCCAAATTCGATGAAGGGAGGTGATTCCATGTTTAAAATTTGTAAGAACAGTGATTGCGGTTTTAGCACTGATCATCCACGGGAAAAATACTGCGGCCACTGTGGTGAAGAATTGCTTGAAAACTGCCCTCATTGTGGTGCGGATTTCCATCACGCTGGTATTTCATATTGCCCTCAATGCGGCAAGATGTTGGTCGAGTCCGTTTATGAATCAAGAGGGCTTCTTGAATTTTAACTTCTTTCCGCAATAACCGCAGAACCGATCGGTATCAAACCATACTTTCCCGCAACATTTCTTTTCAACCGTCGTTGCCGCGGCGGTTTCTTTGTTTTTATCGTTCATCCGGTGTGAGCCTCCTTTGTTGTTTAATGGTGCAACCGCCATGAGCAAGATGGCGGAACAAGCAATTAATGTCTCAAGTCTGGCCGCAAAACTTGCCGATGGGCCAATCATCGGCAGAGCTTTAAATCGAGGTAAACGGAGCGACACTCACGCCAACGTTATAAATTTCCCGGATTGCCGTTGCCGCCTCATTGGCGGTTTCTTTTTGTGATTGGGACTTGAATGAATATCCGTTAGTTTCTAAAAAGCCTTCCAATGCGGCCAAAAAGTCAGCGTAAGCATCGCACGATCCTTTCGGGTTGGCGAAGACCAGTTGAAGCGTCATGGTCCCTTCGTGCAACCCTTGTTTGATTTCATAGCCTTGGATGCCGATTTTTACTGGGTCCACGTTGTTCACCTTCCTTTCGTACCGACCGCCGATGGTCAGGCGGTGTTTTTTGATTTCACTGCACATACTTCTGATAGATCGCATCGCTCACCTTAACTGGCAAGCCGAACCGATTCACCACGCCCATCAGCTCCACCGTATCCTCCAGGATCGGCTCCCGATAGACGAGCATCTCCGGCGTCATCTCGTGCTTCTTGAGCATCTTCTTGTAGCCGTACCGGGTCGACACTGCTTTGTTTGCGATTGTATTTGCTTTGATGAAGTCGATCCGCGCCGGTTGCCTGAGTGACTGGCTCAGCCTCGCCATCGCTGCCCGCTGATGCTCTTTGTCGAGCATCCGGAAGATTTGGAAGCCTTCGAGACCGGTTTGCTGTCGGAGGGTTTTAAGCAAATCGAATACCCAGCGTTTGAATGCTTTGGCTTCAGGCTTGCGGCTCTCGAACACTGTTTCGTAGATGCCGTATTCGTTGACGATCAGCATTTTCCGCAGACCGTTTCCAGATCCCACCATGTGGGTTGAAACCACATCGTCAGGCAGCCTGCGCCTTACTTCTCGAGCGGAGAGCCCCAGCGCTTCGGTGATGTCTGCCAGCACCGCCCACCAGTCGCCCGGCGTCCGCTCAACGAAACGGATCGGATGGCCGTTCCAGTTTTCGGTGCGGATATTAGGCAAGAAGCGAAACCTCCTTTCGCAGCTCTGTTACGGTATTTTAAATACCCCAAACAATCAAAAATAATAGGTATTGACAATACCAATAACGGGAAATATAATTATCAACGGGTATTAAAAATACTACTTTAGAGCGGCTAAAACAATGTCAGGAAACAGTTCCTCTGGCGATTTTGATAGTTCTGCGCTTATTTTAAAGAGGAGTTGCGGACTGGGATTGACCCTGCCGTATTCAAGGCTTTTCACGTGTTCCACAGAAACGCCTAATTTCTCAGCGAGTTGCGTGCGAGTCAATCCAGCCTCTGTGCGGGCATTTTGAAGGCTTTGGCGTTTACCGCTCATTAGGCATCTCACCTCCTGTGAGATCATTATAAACGGTATTATGAATACCGTCAAGTATTTTAAATACCCTCGCCTAAAATTTGTTTAGAGGAGTGCCATGTATGTCACTTGGCAGTAGAATTAAGGATTTAAGGCTAAAGAAAGGGTACACGCAGCAATATATTGCCGAAAAATTGAAAATGGGCAGATCAAATTTTGGGCATATTGAAAACGACCGGGTCACACCTACGGCTGAAGATTTACAAATTATTGCGGATATACTGGAAACCTCGACCGATTATTTACTTGGACGCCACAACACGCCAAACGATAACGGGATACCTTCCTGGGCCACATCCAAAGACAAGCGCGACTTCAAGAAAATGCTCGAGGAGGACGCGCCGGTCATGTTCGACGGCGTGCCATTGGACGAGGAGGACAAGGAGAAGATAAAGCGGGTCATTGAGGCCATGTTCTGGGATGCCAAGCGCCAGAACAAGAGAAAGCCAATAAAGGACCAAGAATAAGCAGGATGGTGGTTAAAGTGGATCAGTTGATTCGCTCACTCATCCGAAAATACAAAACAAATTGCCCCTATCAGCTTGCCGAGCGGCTGAATATTTCGGTTTGGTTTTGTGACTTGGGCACTCAAACCCGCGGGGTTTATTACCGTAAGCTTCGCAGGCGTTTTATAGCCATACACAAAGAATTGGACGACAATTGGAAACGATTCGTTTGCGCTCACGAATTGGCACACGACCGGCTGCACCCCGGTTTTAGCCGATTTTGGTTGGACGAGCACTCGTTTTTCAACGCCGGCAAGTTCGAGCGCCAGGCAAATAAATTTGCCGTTAGATTGCTCACCGCTGAGGACAGACTGAGGCTCGGGGAGTCAATCAGCGAATTTCTTCAGCGAAATAATGTGCCACCTGAAATGAGCAAATTCTACATGTAAACTCGCGCTTCCCCGCCGCGAGGCGGTTGATCATATATGTCTAACCGAACATACATTCGCGTGAAAGGAGAATCTAAAGTGCCAAGTATCGAGAAACGCGGCAAGAACACATGGAGACTGACGGTCGAATTGGGCTATGACGCCGAAGGAAATCGGGTCCGTGAGAGAAAACTGATCAAGGTCGAAGATCCGGAACTACTGAAAACGACCAGAAAACTGCGCGAATACCTGGAAAATGAATGGTACAAGTTTAAAGCGGAGGTTGAGGCCGGGGAGTACATCAAACCGGAAAAAATGACGCTGAAAACATTCGTTGAATCCGAATGGGACGGGAAATATGCGGCATTTGAACTGTCGCCCCGCACACGCAAGAACTATCTGGACTATTATCGAGGATATATTGAGTCGGAATTCGGGCACCTCGCATTGAGTGACATCAAGCCAATCCACATCGTCAACTTCATCGCCAAACTTCGGCAGCCGGGTACCCGCCGAGATGGCCGCGGGAAGCATTTAAGTGGGCGGACAATCCAGTACATTTATTCTGTGCTCCGCAACATGCTCACATACGCCAAAACATGCGGGTTGATTAAGTCCAATCCGATGCAGGAGATCCCAAAGCCGAAAGCGGATAAATCCAAAGCGCAGTTTTACGAGAGCGAAGAAGTAAAGCAGATCATTGATGCGCTCTACTCAGAGCCGGTCCATTGGCGAATGATGATTTTGACGGCCATCCTGGGCGGATTAAGGCGCGGCGAACTCGTTGCGCTGCAATGGGGCGACGTGGACTTTAAAACGAATCAAATTCACGTCGAGAGGAGCATTTCCCTTGAGTACAAAGATACGGTTTACGAAAAAGGTACCAAAAACGACGAGGACCGATACGTGGACATGCCGGAATGGTTCATGAAGGACTTAAAAAAATTCAGACTGCAATGGTTAAAACAAAAAGCCGAGGCCCCTGTATGGAAAGGTGGAAATAAGGAGTACCTGTTCCATGCGGGCCGCGGTGAGCCGTTTTATTACTGCTATCCGTCGGAATGGTGGAAAAGCTTCACTGAGCGGCACAACATCCGCTATATCAGCTTGCATAAGCTGCGCCACACTTCCGTAACAGTGCTGATCGAAAAAGGAGCATCGCTCAAATCAATCCAAGAACGAGTCGGGCATAAGCAGGCTCAAACGACGAACGACATCTACGGCCACGTCACGAAGAAATTGAGCCGCGAAGTCGCGAATCTGCTCAACGATTTCGATCCGCGCAAACCCGCGGCAAAATGAGTTCGTCCCCAATTCGTCCCCAAGACACAAAAACAGAGCGTTTGTTCCCGTTTCAAAATTTCCGCAAAAATAGAAAAAACCCTTGATACACAAGGGTTCACGGTTATCTGGTGCGCGTAGAGGGACTTGAACCCCCACGGTTTCCCGCCAGATCCTAAGTCTG